ATCCAGCGGCGGCTTATGTATATACACTAACATATACATAAACGTAGGGTGTCTCTATCCCTTCATTTTGCTTATTCTTTATCTTCAAACATCTAAACCGCAAGCAATTATGCGATCTTCATCCTTTAGGGTAGTAGATGAGCACTCTTATCGGCAAGAGATTTCCCTCCCTGTGATCCAAAATCCAGGTTTCCGGGCGCACGAACTTAGCCTGCGCTAGCTTTTAACCGATTAACTGAGCCTAAATTTTATTTTTTATGTGGGAGCCATGGACACGGACAGATATTTGTCCGTTATAATATTCGTTTGATTCTAATACTTTGCGGTCGAATTGTTCGCGGGCCTCAACGTACGATGTTTCTGCTTTGCTTTTACAATAATGTAATATTTCTCTTGTGAAGTTTTCTTTACCAAATAACTCAACATCTTTGTTAAGTTCTAAGTTTGAGCCATAATAATCTTGCCAGTCGCTGTTTATCTTGCTTCTGATCTTCTTTTTCTTCTTTGTGCCGTTCTTCAACTTTACAGTCTTGTAGGTCGTTTTACTAAATTTTGCTAATTTTTTGCCAATATAAAGTCTGCCTGAAGTATTGCATGAGATAAGATAAACAAATCCTACGCAATCTTCAGGCAGTTCTGTTACTATAGCACCTTTATGGTACCAAGTCATTTATTTTTTAACTCCAACAAAATATAAATCGCAGTGGGCATTAGTATATTCAAATCTATATTGTTTAAAAATTTCTTCAAAATTCCATTTATCGGTGAAATCTTTAATTGATAAATTTTTATAATAATCAGTGTCGCAAGTAAATGGGCTATCATACGGAGTAGTTCTTTTAGTACCGTGTTCTCCTCGCCCAATACTTGCACTTGTAACTATAATTAGACCATTGGATGCTGTTAGATTTAACATGTTTTCAAACGTTTTATCCCATTTTGGATTATGTTCAAAACATTCTGTACTAATAGTGACTCCAAATGGTAGTTCTGATCTATAGTCCTCACCAGAACACACCACATCAACGCCTGGTCCATTTCCTAGATCGATACCGATATAAGCACAATTTTTAAAAAAATCTCGAACGGTGCCGTTGATATTCAAACTTCCAATTTCTAAAACACGTTGGCTAGCAAAGTAATTTGGAAATTGAGAAGCAACCCTACTAAAAAAATCAACCTGTAATGGATGTGCCATTATCTTTTATGCCTTGGCTGTTTTTGCTTCCTTACGAGCATTCTTTTCAGCAGTAATTTCATTGCGGCGGGCTTTAACAGCCTTGGCTAATTCACCTAATGCTTTACGGGCACGGGTTCCAGCAGCAGCATTACCTGCTTCAAATTTTGCATCTTCTGATAAGAATGCATCCATTTGATCTTTAATTTGTTGTGTTGATGACATTTTGTTTTCCTTTTGTTGGTGGTCTTCCACGTTTCTTTGGCAATGATTTTACTCTTGCCAGTTCTCTTTTTTCTGCTCTAATACCGTCTTTAACATTTTTTCGATGTTCTCGACTAACTGTAGCAGATAATCTTCTCATCTTTTTTTCTATATCTATCATGCTTTTGATACTTTTTCGAGTATCAACACCGTTTTTACTACTAGGGCTATTGATAAATGCATGATGATAGTTATGTAAATCTACAAAGTGAGATACTAATTGTGAGTATAACTCCTTATATTTGTTTAATTGTTCATTCGACATAATCTACATCATTACTGTAAGAGGTAAAACCGTTTTCTTTGATTACTCTTAAAACATTATTCACCCTGCCCACTAGCTCATCCTTATGCGATATTAAGTATATATTCTTACTTCGTTCTCTAGCCATCTTTTTTAGGACCGCTAGGGCACTTTCTACACCTGCTGAGTCCATTCCGGCATCTACAAGTTCATCGATAAACAGTAAATTAATGCTTTGATACAATCCTTCCCAAACATCTCGGAAAGCAAAGCTCATACTTAGAATTAATCGATTACGTTCTCCTCTACTTAGATTATCAAAATCTAAATCTTGCCCTAACTGAGTTATCTCAACATTTAGGTCATTTTGAAAAATAACACGATGCGGTAATCCAAGTTTATCAATATAATAACTCAACCGTTTGTTTAGATAACTTAAATTTTGATCAATAATCTTTTTACGGATAAAACTATCCTTGTTAGTTAATAGTTTGTGTAAAAATTCTTGATGATCTTTAAGTTTAGTTAATGCATTTATAATATCCCAGTTAATTTCTTGAATAGCAGTCTTTTTCAATTCTTCTATTTGTTCTTCGTAAGGATTTAATTCAGCCGCCCTTGTAGTTAAACTTTTTTCAAGACTATCTAAATTGTTTTTATGTCCTAATGCTTCTGCTTCTGTGTCGTAGAATGTTGCGGGCATACGTGGAGCAGCGCCATCACCGATCTCATCTGTAATCTTTTTTAAGTCTTGCGATACTTTATCAAAGTATTTCATTGCTTCGCTTAAATGATGTGTAGCACTAGCGGTCATTTCTTCATGTTTATGATCGTGAAGTTCCTGTTCGCAAGCATGACAAGTTTTATTTGCTAGGCTTTTTAATTCTTGTTCATACTTCTTAACTGTTTTTTCAGCCTGTCCTAGAGCAGATTGTAGTGTTGCTGATTGCTTATTAAGATTTTTTATCTTGGTATTATGTTCGTTCCACAATTTAAGTTGAGAATGTGCTAGTAATTCTGCTTCGATATCAACATTTTCAAGACGCATCATTGCACGACCGATGTTTTCTATATCAGCAGTCTTTTTGGTTTCCCACGCACTGCTCTTGATACCTAAACTATCAATGCTTTTTTGTACATTTTCGTTAGCACCCTTAATGCCTTCTATCTTATATTGTTCAGCAGTGATAAGTTCTTTACTTTCTTTTACCTGTAATTTAAGAACTTCTGCTTTTTCTGACAATAAAGTAATGCCTAACAGTTGTTCAATGATCTCACGCTGGTCTGCAGCCTTCATTGACAGGAACGGTTCAGTATAAGTGTTAAGAGCAACCAAATGTTTAAACATAGTATGCGACATTTCTAGCATCTGTTCAATGGCTTTTTGTGTTTCTCTACTATCGCCCTGACTATCATCTTCTGATTCTTCAGTTTTTAGTTGATTATCATTAACAAATAGCTTGAGTATATTAGGTTTGCGGCCACGTTCAATACGATATTTTGTGTTATTTTTCTCAAATTCAACAGTAACAAGCATAGCCTTACCGTTAGTTTTGTTAATTAGGTTTTCTTTTTTAATGTTTGTTAATGCTTGCCCATACAATGCGTAAGATAATGCATTAACAATCGTAGTTTTACCTGTGCCATTACGTGATCCAGTATCGTCTCCACCGAGATCGAGGTTAGATCCTAGTACTAGTGTCAAGGCTTGCTTGTCAAAGTCTACGGCTTGTGTTTGATTCCCTACACTGAGGAAGTTTTTTACTGTTATATTTTTAAGATGGAACATTAAAGATTATTATAAATTTCTAGTAAAGTTGTTTTGTCGAATTGATCGCTATCAATATTAATCAGTTGTTCTGTTACAATTTGATCAACACTTTCAAACTGTGCATCTGGGTTGTCATCGATAGTACCTTCCATATTAGTTTTATCTTGAATAAGACTAATTTCACGTATATCATATTTGTCAATGAACGTTTCTTTAATGAAGTTTGCTTCTTCGTAACTGATATCGATATCGAGATTTACTTTGATATGCATTTTAGACTTCATAATATCATCGGCTTTATCAATTAAGTCACTAAGTTTTACAGTTCTATACTTAGGACAGTTAGGCCAATCAATAAAATTAGGCTCACCGCCCCATTCTAAAGTCATCATACCACGTTTGTCGTCCCATGTATCTGAGAAGTTATGTGGAAATGCATTACCAATATAGATCACTCGGTTATTTTCTTGACGTTTATGGAAGTGTCCGCTGAATATATAGTCAGGACCGTTAAAATCTTCTGCTCTAAGTTCTCCGTGATCTGGCATTTGTACCATAGCATTCATAAAAAACTTAGGCAATTCAAAGTGGCCAAAGACATATTTGCTTTTTATATCCTTCATAGCCTTCCATTCATCACCTACTAGCCAAGGCACAAGTGTGACATCACCCCGGGTTGTAACACTATCTACAATAGTAACGCCTGGAACGTGCCGACCAAAAGCACTCGAGTGAATATCACGCTTGTCTTTATAGAACAGATCATGGTTACCTGGGAACCAATAGAACTGTTCAAATGCTGCGCCTAGTTTTTCTAGGCAGCGCAAACTGCTATCTAATGTGAATAAGTTTAGACTGTTACGGTTATGACTCCAATCGCCTAGGAAGATTGCTGTTTCACACCCAGCAGTTTGTGCTTCTTGAATAAACCAATCAACAAATTCTTCACAATCTCTTAGATGTGTTGTACTATTTGATTTTAGTCCAAAATGTATGTCAGTAAAACACGCAACTTTCTTAAACAAAGCCATTAATTATTCTCCTAATTGTAAGTTTAGCAGATGTAATGGATAATGTCAAATCTCAGTTTGCTCATCTTCTTCAATACTAGTTTCTTCTGATTTAGGTTGTCTAAAGTGTTTATATAGTTCTGCTTGTCGAGCAGTTTCTTCTGCATATTCTTGTTGATATTGACGAGTCATACTTGGAGTTAATCCAGCTTCTTCTAACATATCATCACGAATATTTTGATTTTTCTTCTCAATGTTTAACACACGAGTAAATGAATTAGTAACTGCTGCTGTATAATAAGCAAATGGGTTCTCTGATTTACTTTCATCAAACTGTAATCCAATTTGACTTAGCTGTAAAATAGCCTGCCCTCGCATTTCTTCATTATAAGTATAGCCCCGCCAGTTAGATCGTTGAGCATACCGCTCACTTAGTTTAATAAACATCTTACCTAAATTTTCAGTAATACGTCCATGCTCTTTGCTAAACTTACCAGTATCAATTGGTCCTTTCCAATGACTTTTACCCACACAAATTAATTCATCTTGATCATTGAACTTCCAATGTTGGAAAGGAGGGAAATTAACTTTTTCGTGACTGTCTGCGGTATTCTTTAAAGTTTTTTTACGTCCCGGCGCCATGGGAACATGCTCAAATGTCATAATACGTATAACAATATCAGTTTTAGCAATAGTTTTATAGTCTGCGGTGCATTCGGATAATTTAATTTTCTTATCTCCTGCAATTCTTGCTGCACCAAACGCTAGAATTCCTTGTCTTTTTGCACGGTTACGCTTGGCTTCTGCTATGGTCCTTATATTAACTTTGTCTAGATTTGTTAATATTATGTCATGTTGTTGATATTCAGGTGATGTGTAACTGCTAAATGAGCATTTACTCTTATGTATCTCTGCTAATAAATCTCGATTGTTTAGGTATTTTACCTTTTTTCCTGTTGGGGATATATGGGTTGTCATTATTATTATTGATCTCCGTTGTTATAACATTATAACATTGATTATTCAAAGGTCAATGATAATGTTTATAAGAGCATATTATTTATGGGTAAATATACTATACGAGGAATTATAGATTATGCCAACTTCTTATACAGTAAATGGACAACCAGCAACCGAAGCTGAATACAATGCTGCCACTTCTGAAATGAATTTTGATATTCCTGAGCCCACAGTAACTAATAATGAAATGGGATTTGATACAGAAATTCCATTTGGAGAAAGAGAAGTTCCGGGTGTGCCGCGTGGCGCAATCCCGACCAGATCTCCAAATACTGTTGTAAATTACACTGATGCTAATGGAATAACTCTTTCAGAATTTTCAAGAGTAAGAATTAGGGTACCACTTAACTATCTTAATAACTATACCATGGGTAGAAATTCAGAGTTAGGAAAATTAGGTGGAATAATTTTTCCATATACTCCTAGTATTAGCTATGATGTTAAGGCAGACTATACAGCATCTAATCCATTACATTCAAATTTTCCTATTAATTTTTATCAAAGAAGTAGCGTGGGACCAATTAGTATTAGTGGAAAATTTACTGTAGAGAGCGCAGAAGATGCCAGAGTTTATTTGGCTACTATTCATTTGATAAAAGCATTAACAAAGATGCGATCTGGTGGTAGTACAGGCGATGAGGATAGTGGAGCACCACCGCCTATTTGCAGACTCGATGCTTACGGAGAGATGCTTAAAAATGTTCCAGTAGTTATTACTAGTCTTAGAGTAGAATTGCCAGATAGTGTTGATTATTACACTACAAAAGATGATGTAACTGGACAAACAAGTGTTCCGGTTATATCTACAATAGCAATTACTTGCTTACCAATGTACAGCAGAGCGGAGATGCAAAGTTTTTCAGTGGATAATTATGTTAATAATAGATATGCTGGTGGAGGATTCATTTAATGTATAGTAAAACTAGCCCTTATTATAAAACTCAAATAGTTAATGGGTATCTTGATGTTATAGATTTTAGAGACTTACCTATTCAGAGAGATGATATATTGTTTGAAGTAACCGCCACCTACGAAAATAGACCAGACTTACTAGCTTATGACTTATATAAAGATCCTAGCCTATGGTGGGTATTTGCAGTACGCAATAAAAAAATACTTAAAGATCCTGTTTATGATCTAGTAGCAGGTGTAAAAATATATCTTCCTAAAATGAGTACTCTTAAATCAGTGTTAGGAATTTAATATGGGGTATACGGCAAATGGAGATTACGATGGTGTAGGTGATGATAAGCTACAGTCGGAAAATGTTGAGAATAAAACAAAGAAAGCTAGTAAAACTCCCGAAGAACAATTTGCCGCTGACTCTAAACAAAAAGTAGTTCAGTTAGGCGAAAATAATATTTTAAACAATTATAGGTCAGTTACCTATAACTTTACATTAGCTGCACTTGATAACAGTAATCTTAAAGATCCCGAAACTTATAGAAATAGTGAATTAAAATTAATTATACTAAAGTCCGGCGGTAAGGGTAATCAAGGTATGGGAATTGGTGCTAAAATTAATACCGCTGCCTTTGCTCAAGAAGCTAGAGCAGACTTTGCTGCTAGAGATCCTAGAAGAACAGACTTAGCTGAAGAAACAAAAGTTGAAAGAAGTTTTGCGGCAGAATTAGTTGGCGGATTTAACAAAGATAGTCCGGGACGCTTTGACATGTTTATTGAAAATGTTGAAATTGAAACTTTAATGGCGCCCAGCGAACAAACAAATACTAGCATGGCCACTAAGATAACTTTTGATGTTATTGAGCCATATAGTATTAATGGATTTATAGAAGCATTACATATATCAGCACTTTCTGCAGGATATCCTAGTTACCTGCAAGCCAGCTTTCTTTTAAAAATGGAATTTTGGGGATATCCTGATAATGAAGATTTACCATCTCCTGTAAAAATTAAAGATGCCGAGCGTTATTTTCCATTTGGTTTAACTGCAATGGAAGTTGAAGTAACTGAAAGAGGAATGAAATATAAATGTTCAGCGGTGCCCTATAATGAAAGAGCATTTGGGCAACCAAATAAAGTTAAAAAACCTATCAAGATGCAAGGTACTACTGTTGCAGAAATTCTTTTTGATTTTTTTAAAAATATAAATGCTCAGGTTGTTGAATCTGATAAAGAAAGTAAAGACTCTAAAGGCGCAAATGCAGGCCATGATGTATATGCAATGAAATTTCAAGAATGGGATCCTGAAAAAGGTTTTGTAGATAGTCTTCTTGGCGGCCAAATCGGTTACGCAAAATTTAATGAGATAATGAAAGACAATGCATTATATGCAATGAATGATCCTGGTGATACTAGCAAACCTAATGCATATCAAGCAGATGGCGCTAAACAACCTAGCACAGAACAACAAATAAGTCATCCTGAGAGTATAAAATATAACGCCAAAGATAGTGCGATACATTTTGGTGAAGGTATGGCTATTTCTGATGCTATTGCTTCAGTAATTAGAGATAGTGAATATGTTAAAGATATTTTAAAAAATATCGGAACTAAACCAGGTGTTCCGGACGAGTTCGGAATGTTAGATTATTTTCTTATAAAAATTGAAGTAACTAATTTAGATGCAATTGATCAAAGTTCTCAAAAACCATTTCAAAAATATACTTACGTAGTAAGCCCGTATAGAATACATATTAGTCGTATTCCTAATTATGGTCATGATAAAATAAAAGAAGAAACTTTAAAAAAGTTAAGTCTAAGAGAATATAATTATATCTATACAGGAAAAAATATAGATGTATTAGGATTTAAACTTAATTTTAACACTTTGTTTTTTGAAGCAATTCCTGCTTCTATGGCCAATAAAGATGTTGTTCCTTCTTCCAAAGCTGCTGCTCCTAATAATTCTCCAGATGTTAAAATAAAATCTAAAAGTGATGCAGATTATAAAGAAGCATCTGAAAAAGATCAAATACCTTCATCCCCGGTAAAAACTGACTCTACTCCGGTACAATCACCGACTGGTGGTAATGCAAGCCAACCTAAAGATGCTTATAGTTTATTAGCAAGAAACATGCATGAAGCAGTGGTTAATTCTAAAGCCAGTATGCTAACGGGAGAACTTGAAATATTAGGTGACCCTATGTTTTTAGTCACAGGCGGCGCAGGCAATTATAAACCTAAACCCGGCGGCAGAGGCAAAACTAGCATGGGAGAAGCTAATCACAATTATAGTGAAGTATTAATCACTGTTAATTTTAGAAATCCTATTGATTTTCAAAGTCTTGAAAACGGTGGAACAATGTATTTTGATCCAAATCGAGTACCGTTCAGTGGAGTATATAGAGTACTAAAAGCAGTCAATACTTTTAAAGATGGTATTTTTAAACAACGGTTAGACATATTAAGATTACCTGGACAAATATTAGATACTAATCTAAAACCTGATAATCCAAAAGACAGATTAGAACTATCTCCAAATCCTGATGATACAATAATACCAGATGAAACATTGGCCAATAGTCCTGAACAGCGTATGGACTCTGAAACTGTAATGGATCAATTGAACAGAGGATTGCCTAGTCAGGGATTACCCGGCGAGTTAAGCAATTTTACTGATGCCACAGGCGGTTTAGGCGGATCAGAACCATCTATGTTAAATCAAACAGCTGGGTTTGTCTCTAATTTAGATGAGTTCTCGCAATCTTCAGTTATGGGTCAATCGTTGCCTGACGATGCATTATCTAATATAAGATTACGCTCATCAGGGTTAGTAAGTTTAAGTCAAGATTCTTTAGGATCAGCAGCTACAGTTCAATCTGCTAGTGACACTTTAAATGGAGATAAATCATTTACAAATTCTATATCAAATGCTCTACACAATAATAAAATTAATTCTGCATATAACATATCCAATATTGGATCTGGTATAGGTAAAGGCGCCAGTGTTTTAATCAATACCAACGAATATGTATCTTCATCACCCACAGCTAATGAAATTAAACAGGGATTAAATATTAATCCTGTAGCGTTAGCACCAGGCAGTATTAGTAATGTGGCAGGATCATCTAATGGAATAACTCCGAGTTCTATTTCAGCAATACAAGGAATGAGCGGCGGCTATGGAAAACTAATAGGAGGTTTAGGAAATAAGATAACATCTTTAACTTCATTATCTTCAGACCCACAGGGAATTGCTGCTAGAGTAGGATTAAATCCTGGAAGACTATCTGGACTTACCGGTGGCGGCCTGCAAAGTAAATTGGCAAGTCAAATTACAAACATAGTTGATAGCACACCTGAAAATGTAAATTTATCACAAGCTGCATCTGCAGGACTTGCATTAGATTATCTACCAGCTAGTAAAATGTCAAATATTCCAGCAACTCCACAATTTGCAACTGCACCTATTCCACAAGCAGATCCGGGGTATTCTAAACAAGTTGCTGGTAGAGGACTTCCTGCATTGCAGAATCTATATGGTGTTAATAGCCCAACTAAACTATCTACTAATTTAGTTCCACAAGAATTGATTGCTGAAGCTAAATCAGCAGCTCCGGCAATATCTACAAATCCTTATTCAAATTTAACCGGGTCATCTAACTCAGTTGATATAAATTCAATGAAGGATAAATTAGCATCTGCTAAAACTCAATTAGCGGGTGTGTCTAATATTTCAGGTAATAGTCCTTTAGATAAGTTAATTAATAAATTTGGATAAAAAATATGGGTTTTGAAAAACGATCACGCTCTCCGCTAGCCACACCAGGACCGTTCCTTGCTGAAGTAACCAGCCATCTTGATCCTACATACATGGGTGGATTAGAAGTTGCTCTGCTCAAAGGAATGCCTAGCATATCCAAAGAGCAAGGAGAAACTTATGTAGTTAGATATCTAAGTCCATTTAGTGGAGTTACATCAATAAGATTTGAAGGAACAAATAGTAGCGACTTTAATGATGTACAAAAAAGTTATGGTATGTGGATGGTTCCTCCTGACATCGGCGCCACTGTTATGGTAATATTCATTGACGGAGATCCTAATCAAGGTTATTGGATGGGGTGTGTTAGTGATGTTTTTCAAAATCATATGATACCCGGTATTGCTGCAAGTAGGCAAACTGAAATGACTGATGAGCAGCGTAGAAAATATGGTACAGATTATCTACCAGTTGCTGAGTTCCATAAAAAATCAAAAGATTTACAAAATCCAAATCCTGAAAGATTTAAAAAACCTATACATCCGTTCGCTGACAGATTAGTACAGCAAGGACTGTTATTAGATCCAATTAGAGGAGTTACATCAAGTAGTGCTAGACGTGAAACTCCTAGTGGAGTATTTGGTATTTCTACACCAGGCCCATTAGATACAAGCGCAGGGGCAAAACGTGGTAATATAGGATATGGAGCAGGAAAAGCCGCACCTGTAAGTAGGCTAGGCGGCTCAACATTTGTTATGGATGATGGTGACGTTAATGGTCAAAATGAATTAATAAGATTGCGTACCAGAACAGGACATCAGATATTAATGCATAATACTTATGATTTAATTTACATAGCAAATAGTCAAGGTACTGCTTGGATTGAATTAACTTCTAATGGTAAAATTGATATATATTCACATGATAGTGTAAGCATACATACGGAACATGATTTTAACTTTCTTGCCGATAGAGATATTAATATTGAAGCAGGCCGCAATATTCATGTCAAAGCAGGTAAGAATATGGAAACCAATATTACAGGTTATAATTACCTTACTGTAGATGAAAATCAAAAGATTGCTATTAGAGGAACACATGACGAGACTATCGGCGATACAGTTAAAATAACAGTAGGCAATAGTTACAATTTAAATGTTTCACAAGATATTAAACAATCTGCAGCGGGAACTATTAATCTTAAATCGAACGGAAATATTAATTTAGATACACAGTCACAACTAAATTTGGGTGCTGTTGGAAATATGATCGGTACCGCAGCAAATATTCATTGGAATGGTCCAGCTGCGGGACCTGCTACCGCCGCTGATAACGCAGAAGTACCACCAGATTTACCATTGTTTAGTTTGCCTCAACGATTAGTAAGTTGGGGATGGAGTGACGGAAAGTTTTATAATACAGGAACAATTAAAACTATCATGCAACGTGCTCCGACACACGAACCTTGGCCACAACATGAATCGATTAACCCATTGCAATTTACTCCACCGGCAACTGATGTTACATTAGCAAATAGAACAGCATCAGGAATTCCACCAAACCCAGCAGCAGACAAACAACCTCCTGCAAATCCACCTGATGTAACTCCGGGAACATGCACTCCTGAATATTCTAAAGACATTAATGCTGGTTCTTCTCAAGAAGGCATTAGTGCTATTAAAGCCGCATGTGCAAAATATGGATTAACTACTCCGATTGCAGTAGCATCTTTATTAGGTATAGCAGGCGGAGAATGTCGATGGAAGCTAGTTGAAGAAGGATTTAACTATAAAGCAGATAGATTATTACAAGTATTTCCTAGCGTGTTTAAAGGTGATGCTGCCCTAGCACAACAGTATGCAGGCAATCCTAATAACTCCTTACCTGAATTCTTATATGGATATACTACAAATAAAGGAAAAGGCCTAGGAAATACACAATCCGGAGATGGTGGAAAATATATAGGTAGAGGGTATATTCAATTAACTGGTAGAAGTAATTATGCTAGGTATGGAACAATGATTGGACAAGATTTAATTGGAAATCCTCAACTATTAAATACTCCAACTATTGCTGCTGAAGTTGCTGTTAAGTATATGTTAGATAGATGTAAAGTTGCTCAGTCAGATCCTGGTTATTTTGAAGCAGCATGTAAAGCAATTGGATTTAACACTCCTGATATTCATACTCGTAAAAAAGGATATTATGAATGTTTCTTGGGTCAATTACAAGGCAAAATGCTAAGTTCTGGCAATAATGGTATTGTTACAGATAGTAGTGGTAACCCAATTAAGACCGGGTCTGGTAGTTAATAAATATAATATGCCTTACAAGAATCTTGAAATTAATCCTGTACAATATAACCCTCAACATACTGATCAATTAAGTCAGTTTTATAAAGGATTTAGTACAGTTAATCCTAGTAACAGGGGATCTAAACTTTATGATTTTGATTTAATTAAACAAGATATACTTAATCAATTTAATACTCGTAAAGGCCAACGAGTTATGAATCCTAAATTTGGAACTATAATTTGGGATTTATTAATGGAACCACTAACCCCACGAACAAAAGAATTACTTACAGGTGATATTACCACAATTTGTAAATATGATCCTAGAGTGTATCCGTCTCAAATATCAATAAATGAATATCCAGAAGGGTATATAGTAGAAATTGTTTTATCAATGAAAAATACTAATCAGTCTAGTGTTTTAAAACTAGCGTTTGATCAAAAGATTGGATTAAAATTACAATAATCTGCCCACTTAATTACTACAATAAATACGGTATAAACTATTATGATACCATCAACAAACACAAAATTATTAGTCAGCGAAGATTGGAAAAAGATTTATCAATCTTTCCGTAATGCTGACTTTAAAAGTTACGACTTTGAAACACTTCGTCGTACAATGATTCAATATCTTCAGGAAAAATATCCTGAAGAATTCAACGATTATATTGATAGTAGTGAGTATATTGCACTTATTGATGTTATTGCCTATCTAGGTCAAAATTTAAGTTTTCGTATTGATTTAAATGCTCGTGAAAACTTTTTAGAAACTGCTCAACGCCGTGACAGTATTTTAAGACTTGCTCAACTAATTAGTTATAATCCTGATAGAAACACTCCGGCTAGCGGCCTTTTAAAAATTACAGCAATTGCTACTACTGATAATGTGTATGATTCAAATGGTTCAAATTTATCCAATACAACAATAGGATGGAATGATCCCACAAATCCAGACTGGTATCAACAATTCATTAATATTATGAATTCTGCTATGTCAAGTAATTTTGGTAATTCTGTTGATAGAAAAACTATCGATGGTATAATTACTGAAAAATATCAGATTAATAGTTCAAATGCTGACGTTCCAATTTTTAATTTTTCTAAAAGTATAAATGGTACGGCGATGAATTTTGAAATTGTACCTGCTACATTTTCAAATAAAGACTACATTTATGAAGAAGCACCTGCCCCAGCAACTCCGTTTAGCATTATTTACAAAAATGATAATCAAGGAAGTGCTAGTGCTAACACAGGATTCTTTGCACATTTTAAACAAGGTAGTTTAAGTGTTTCTAGATTTAATGTTGATTCTCCTGTACCAAATGAAATTATAGGAATTAATACACCCGATATCAATAATACCGATACATGGTTATGGCAATTAGATAAAAATGGAAATTTTTCTACATTATGGTCACAAGTTCCTTCTTTATTGGGAAACAATGTTATATATAACAGTCTTAATAAAAGTATTAGATCTGTATATGCTGTAAGTACAAGAGACTTAGATCAAATAGATTTAAATTTTGCTGATGGTATTTTTGGAGATCTTCCTAAAGGGGAGTTTAGATTTTTCTATAGGCAAAGTAACGGATCTACATATATTATAAAACCTGAGCAAATGCGTGGAATTATAATTTCAATTCCATATACAAATGCATTAGGACAAAATCATTCCTTGCAAATTACCTTTAGCTTACAATACACTGTAACTAATAGTGCTGGTCCCGAATCTAATTCGAGCATACAAACTAAAGCACCTCAGGTTTATTACACTCAAAATAGAATGATTACAGGGGAAGATTATAATATTGCCCCGTTAAAAGCAGGATCAGACATTTTAAAAATTAAGAGTACTAATAGAATATCTAGCGGACTTAGCAAATATTTTGACTTGTCTGATGTTAGTGGAAAATATAGTAAAACAAATATATTTGCCACTGACGGAATTCTTTATAAAGAAGAAAAAGAAAATATAGTTGAATTTGAATTTATAGGAACACCGAATCGGAATCAAGCAGCAGCATTTATTAAAAACACATTAAATCCTATTGTATCATCTACTCAATTGCGATCTTTTTACTTTGACAATTATGATAGAATTGATTTACTAACAGTTTCAGCATTTTGGAATCTAGTAAATTCAATTCCAAACGAAAGTCGTGGATATTTTAATCGAGGTATTGTTCCTACCCCAATTGGAACATTCTCTTCAACAGCATTGCAATATGTAGTTCCTGGATCTATTATAAAGTTTGTATCACCATATGGAAATTATTTTGATAAAAATAATAAACTTAGAACTATTCCTAGTGCAGGAATCCCCACTGGTGGTCGTTCATATATTTGGGCTACAGTTAAGCAGGTAATAGGCGACGGTGCTAACTATGGTCAAGGTAAATTATCTGACGGGACAGGTCCGGTGGTATTATCAACATTTGTTCCGCAAGGCGCTATTCCTCAAGAAGTTATTTACAAATATAGTAATATCTTAAATTATTCTATAGAAACAGAAATTGCAAATATATGTATAACCAAAAGAAATTTTGGATTAACAATTAATTCTTATACAAGACAGTGGAATATTATTCTTAATTCTAATTTAAACCCAACTGGTTCTTTTAGTATATCTAATCAAAATAATGTAGAAGATGCGGGGCTTGATGCTAGTTGGTTAATTGCATTTATTTGGACTGGAAAAAAATACAAAATCAAATATAGAACTTTAAATTATATTTTTGAAAGTAATAAAGAAACTGCATTTTTTAATAATAATTCTTCTGTAAATTATGATTATACAACCAATGCAGTAATTAAAGATAAAATTATTGTTCTTTCAATAAATCCTACAATAGAAAACTCGGGCGGCCTCGGGTATGATCATATATGGCAAATAGATGACTCTATTATAGAATCTGATGGATATGTTAATCCTTCAAAAATAAAAGTCAGTTTTTATGATGACACAAATACAGGACAAATTTTAGATCCTAATTCGTTTGATGAAATAGTAGGCACACAATATGTTTATTTTAAGCAAATAAATTCAAGCACACGATATAGTCTAACATCAGATGACATAATTCCTCATTATAATGAATATTCTGTACCAAATACGGAAAAAACTGACGGACAATTGTTTTATTTTTATTCAAAAGATGTAGATGTTGTTAAGTATTGGTCATCTACCTATCAACGATTTGTATATACTGATCAATATTTTGGAAGAATTGGTAGATCTGATATTAAATTTCAATACGAACATAATAGCGGGGAAGAACGAAGGATTGATCCTAGTAAATCAAATATTATAGATATATATGTTTTAACTACAACGTATGATAATGATGTAAGAAGTTGGTTACTTGGAAATGCATCATCAGAACCTATGCCTCCTACAAGTCAAAGTTTAGGACAAAATTATAATTCAACATTATTACCTATTAAAGCAATTAGTGATGAAATTATTTTTCACCCTGCTTCTTATAAAATATTATTTGGTACAAAAGCTAATGTTAATTTACAGGCAAAATTTAAAGCAGTTAAAAATCCTGATAAAATATTAACCGACAATGATTTAAAAACAAAAATACTTTTAGCAATTAATGACTTTTTTGCTTTAGAAAATTGGGATTTTGGACAATCATTTCACTTTGGCGAATTATCAACTTATATAATGAATTTATTGACTCCGTATATCACTAACTTTGTTATAGTTCCAATTTCAGATAGTAATAGTTTTGGAAGTTTATATGAAGTAACCTGTTTATCAAATGAAATATTTGTTAGTGGAGCACAAATAACCGATATTGAGATCATCGACGCTATTACAGCATCACAATTAAAGTCTTCTTCATCAATCATAACAACGAGCGGAACATAAAATGGCGTCTTCTAATAAACAATCAGCAAACTTACTTCCTGAATATTTAAAGACAGATAAAAATTCAAAATTTTTATCAGGTACAATAGATCCGCTAATTCAAACGCCTCAGTTAGAAAGGGTAGATGGATTTGTAGGATCAAAAATAACTCCTAATTATAATCCTTCAACTGATTATTACCTTAAAGAGAATCTACCATTACGTTCTGAATATTCATTAGAACCTGCATTAGTGTTCAAAGATAAATCATCTAATATAACCGATGTAGTTGCATTTGATGATATTATAAATGAAATTAAAATACAGGGCGGAAAAACTGATGATTTAGATACGCTATTTAAAAATAAGTTTTATTCATACGATCCTTACATTGATTGGGATAAACTTGTAAATTATAATCAATATTATTGGCTTACAACCGGTCCGGATACTATTGTAATAACACCTACTGAAAATATCTTTGTAGATATGATAGGACACCCTTCATATACCATGCCTAATGGATATCCATTAAGTAATGGAATGAAAATAGTTTTTACAATTAGTTTTACTAATACATCAGAAACAACTACTACTGTAATAACTTCAGGTACTTCATACATAGTCGAAGGAGTAGGCAGCAGCATACAGTTAATTGATTTTACATTATTGGAAGTTAATAGTTCAGTTGCAACTGTATATAATGAAACATTTGACGGCGACGCATTTGATTCTTATCCATTTGATGGCGATTCAAAATTGCCAGTTACTCCTGAATATATTACTATTAATAGAGCAAGCAATGATTTAAATCCATGGTCACGGTACAATAGATGGTTCCATGCGGATGTTATCAAAGTTACTTCTGAAATTAACAATCATTCTTCAGTAATATATCCTTTAGATAAAAGAGCTAAAAGACCAATTATTGAGTTTAAACCAAATATTCAACTTTATAATTTTGGTAATAAAGGTATTAGGAATGTTGATTTAATTGACGTAGATACAACTAGTACAAGTTTAGTAGATGGCACCTTAGGATACTATGTCGATGGTGTATTGTTAGAAAAAGGCAATCGTGTAATTTTTAATGCTTCTACTTCTACAATATTCACTGTAAATTATGATGTTACAACAAATCCACCCACACTTAGATTAATTGCAAATACTTCTACTAAGTTATTAAACTCTATAGAAGTAAATTATGGTTATGTAAATAGCGGAACTACATGGCATTATACAACTAAGGTTGTTAATAATGTAGAAATTACAAAATGGTGGAAATCACAACAACATACAAAAATAAATCAAGCACCGTTGTTTGATTTGTATGATCAGTACGGAATTAGTTATACTGAAAAAAATTCTAATTTTACCGGAAATAAAATTTTTGGTTATGATGTAGGAACAGGAAAAAATGATAGTGTATTAGGTTTTCCTTTAAAATATCAAAATAGTGTAGGTGTAGGAAGTTACCTATTTAAAAATTATTTCATGTCAGATGCTATTTCTCTTACCAATAATGAAAATGTAAGTTATAGTATATCTGCAGGAATTACATATTTTAAAGTTGCTGGTGAATTAAAAAATGTATGGAAAATAGCATCTAATTATAAAACTCCTATAGTTGAAATACAAACGGTTCCAACTTCTACTAGTTCTGTAATTATAACTTCTATAACCAATTCAGCCACTTCGGTTGTTTCTTTTGTTAATGGAAGTTTGGTTAAATCGTCATTAGGGGATGATGGATTATCTGTAATTTTTGATAATAAGTTATCTGTTAATGATACTGTATCTTTAGAAATTACTGCCAGCGATATCCCTAATTCAAACGGGTATTTTAAAACTCCGATAAGTTTAACAAATAATCCGTTAAATGGTAACATTGAAACAATGACATTAAGTGGATTGAGCGATCACTTATCAACCATGATAACTAGTGACTCAAACTTTAGTGGAGTATTTCCGGGAGTCAGCAATTTAAGAGATATAACAGGATATTCTACATATGGCAAAAGACTAATAATTAATGCCAATCCTATTGCATTCTCTCAAATATTTTTAGGAAAAAAAGAACATAATGTAATTGATGCTATTCGATATGCAGCAGATCAATATAATCAATTTAAAATGAATCTGTTTAAGGCAATTTCTAATGTTGATAGTCAATTAACTCCTGCTGATGCACTCGATGTTGCATTAAAAGAAATCAATGCTAATAGAGATACTCGTTCTCCTTATTACAATTCGGACATGCTAGGATATGGTCCGAATAAAAAAATATCGACTAAAGTAGCTACAGTAGCAGGACCTAATCAGATAGTTTATATATCTGAGTTTTTTGACTTAACAACTCTTAGTACTCGGGCATTTTTTGTATATGTAAATGATATACAATTAATTCATGGAACAGAATATATTTTTGATAATACAGATTCTAATACAATAAAAATTGTAAAATCGATCAGTGTGGGTGATATCATCACGGTAAATTACTACAGTAATACTAATGGATCATTCATTCCTGCAACTCCTAGTAAATTAGGTCTATATCCAAAATATAAACCTTTCAAATATACAGATACTTCGTTTTTATCAACTGATGCAACAGTTATTCAATGCCATGACGGTAGTATAATAAAATCATACGATGATTATCGAGATGATATTATTTTAGAATATGAAAAAAGAGTTTATAACAATATCAAAATAAACTACAATAAAAATATTTTTGATGTGTTAGCATCAATGCCTGGAGCATTTAGAAATAATGACTATTCGTTAGACGATGCCACAGACATACTTTCTAAAGATTTTGTCAAATGGACCGGTATATATAATATTGATGTTACTACTAACAATGTATTTGACGAAGCTAATCAATTTACATGGAACTACGTAGAATCTTTTGATACCTTATTTAATAGTCCTGTGCCTGGCTATTGGAGAAGTATATACAAATATTTCTACGACACTGATCGTCCTCATACACATCCTTGGGAAATGTTAGGACATACAGACAAGCCAAGTTGGTGGGATACACATTATAATTGGGTTGATCCTCTTAAAAGAACCGCATTGATTATAGCTATTTTATATGGTTATACCAATGAGCCACCCGATACTACTATTAATAGTAACTATGCTCGTAGTAGATTTATATTCATTGTTCCAGTTTCTCTTTCAGGTGAGTTATTATCTCCTGCAGAGTTTTTAGTATCTGAAAATAGTTATTATAATAAAAAGTCAGAATGGAAATTTGGTGATGGCGGCCCCGCCGAAACTGCATGGAAGCGGAGTAGTTATTGGCCGTTTGTTTCTAATATATTAGCCGCAACACTATACCCATCGTCTTATACTGCTAGTATGTATGATGTTAGTCGTACTACTTTTAATATGTTAGGACAACTAATCTATAATAATGATTTGTATTTAAATCCATCAAAATTATTAATAGACGGAGATGTACAAACTGCTGGATATGGAGTGTATGTTGTTGAAAAAGGAAAACAAAAAGATCTACAGTATGTTGCATCTTTAAAACAAGACTTAACATATATTAATTTTAACCTATTTCATAAACTTGGAGGATTCGCTAGTAAAGATAAGCTACAAATTATTATTGATTCAATTGATCCAGTTTCTCAAGCACCTGGTGCTATTTTGCCGCTCGAAGATTATTCGTTAATTTTAAATGTAAGTAATCCAATTAAATCAGCTAGTATTTCTGGAATTATTATTCAACGTTCGAACGGCAAATTTATCATCAAAGGATATGATAAAAATAATCCATATTTTAATATTCTCAAACCTAATAAACAATCTCAAGCTAAAAGAATTACTGTAGGAGGAGTTTCTTCTGCATTCACAGATTGGACAGGAATTGTTAATAATGGAAATAGTGGTCTTAGTTCAATTGATATTACTTCAGCAGCTCCCAATACAACACATTATTATAAAACAGGTCAAATTGTAAGATATAACGGTGCTTATTATATAGTTAAAGTTGGACATACTTCACAATCTGTATTTGATCCTACATTGTTTCAAAAATTACCAGAACTGCCAATGACAGGTGGAGCAACGGTAGCATCTTATGCTAAATTTGAAAATGAAACAACTAAAGTTATATATGGAACTAGTTTTAACAATATACAAGATGTTTATGATTTGTTAGTGGGATACGGTGCATATCTTGAAAGTCAAGGATTTATATTTGATGAATACAATGCTGATTTAAATGATATTGTAAATTGGAAATTTACAGGTAAAGAATTCTTGTATTGGACCACACAAAATTGGGCAGAAGGTAATTTAATTACATTAAGTCCATTCTCTGATTATCTAAAATATTCATTTGCAGACTCTATAGTTGATGATATTGCATATAGCCGATATGAATATAGTTTGCTAAAAGCCGATGGTAAGTCATTTCCAATAGATAAATTCCGATTGAGTCGTGAAGATGGTGTTTGTATTATTAATACTATAGATACATTAGATGGTATATTCTTTGCAACATTAAATTCTGTACAAAAAGAACACGGAATGGTATTCAATAATTCTACAATTTTCAATGACACTATATATGATATTGAAACAGGATACAAACAACAAAGAATTAAACTTTCGGGATTTAGAACTTTAGGATGGAACGGCGATTTATCAAGTCCTGGTTTTGTGTATGACAATGTTAAGATTACTGATTGGAATTCTTATGGAATATATCTACCAGGAAATATTGTAAGATATAATGGTTCATATTACGAAGCAAATGTTAAAATTAGTAGTGATGCTACTTTTGATTTTAATAAATGGACAAAATTAAATAGTAAGCCTGAATCTAATTTGTTACCTAATTTTGATTATAAAATTAATCAGTTTGAAGATTTTTATAGTTTAGATATTGATAACTTTGATGCCACTCAACAGCAATTGGCACAGCATCTTGTTGGTTATACACCAAGAACATATTTTAATAATATCTTTACAAATCCTATAACTCAATATAAATTCTATCAAGGATTTATTAAAGAAAAAGGAACAAAAAATGCTATCGATAAATTAGATAAAGTTGGTAAATTTACTCGTCAAGGAAATATAAAATTTAATGAAGATTGGGCTTTTAGAATTGGTGAGTATGGAAGTTTTAATACTTATAATGAACTTGAATTTACATTAGATGAAGGTGGAACATTAGAAAATCCTTACATTGTTAAATTAGTTGATGAATTGCCTTCTGATAAAAATCCGTTAATCAATTATATAGTTACTTCGGACCTATTGTTAGTTTCAGAAAATAATATTACTACATCGACATTTGTTACAAATCCATCGACATTTTTTGACAATAATCTAACATTGATTACTGCGGGTTATGTTAGAATGGATGATGTTACTGCTACGGCTTATAACAAAAATAGTTTATTAGATATTGCAAATAATTCTGTTTTATCAAATGGCGATACAATATGGCTGGGTTTCTTAGAAAATGGTGATTGGGGAGTTAGTAGGTATTCAAAACAATCAGCTAAAATTGCAGGAGTATATGTAAGTGCGCCAGCAACTTCAATCACTTTCACTACTGATAGAAATCATGAATTATCAGTAGGAGAAATTATATCCGTGGTAAGATTTAATAATCAAGTTAATGGCATACATATTATTACAGATATTCCTAGACTAGATCAATTCACAGTTGCATCAGCATTAACAACAATCGTTAATGCTGATTTATTAAGCTATGGTGAATTATTTAAATTTGAAAATGCAAGATATGCAAATGTTGAAGAACTTTCTAATATAAAAACTTTATTACGTTATAAAGAAGGGGAGAAATTTTGGATAGATGAAAACGCTGATGGAAAATGGCAAGTTTATGAAAAGACAAAAAATTATTCCACCGCTACTAATTTTGTAGGCCCGGCAACGCCATTAAATCAACACCTCGGACAATCTATATATTCATCAGATAATAGTGATGTTGTGATGGTGTCTGCACCTGGATATACAATACCAAATTCTAATAGTATAGGTACAGTAAAATTATTTAAAAAGAATAACACCACAAAATTATTAAACGAATATTTTGATTATACATTAGGTGCAGGATATTGTACATCTAGTGCTGATACTCAGTTTGGTTATTCAATAGCGTACGATAGTAACAAAAAATTGTTTTTTACAGGAGCGCCTGGTGCATCCAACGTTGTTATTAACACTTCAGACATAGGTGTTAGATATATTTCAGTTTTTAGTACATCAACATTAGGAACTGCAAAAGGTTTTAATTCAGAGGGAGTAGTTAAGGTCCATGGTATTGATTCTAATAAAGAAATATATACTAAAGTTTTGGTAAGTCCAGTTTCAACTACTACATATACAGCATCACATCTTCGTTTCGGACATTCCTTATACATTACTCAACCTAATGCTAATTCTAACACAACCTTGCTAGTAGGTGCTCCGGGCGATTCCACAACAAGTACTACTGGTTTTGTTTATACTTACAGCGTAACACCAACTGCTGATATCATGATTCAAACTCCCATCTGGATTCGTCCTAATGGATCATTAACACCCGGCAGTCAATTTGGACATAAAATTGCAGGTGATACATCAGGAACAATTATTGCTATTAGTGCTCTGAAACATATTGAAGGCGATAACGTTGGAATGGTTCAATTATTTGATAAAACGTTATCTTGGTTCCAAACTATATATTCACCGTTTGGAACATCTGCTGAATTTGGTAATGATGTAACGGTGTCCTCTGATGGTTCTTTGATGTTTATATCATCAACTAATTCAAAAGCATTGGGAGAATCATCAGGTAAAGTTGCTGTTTATAAAAAAACAGGAACAGGAGTTGTATTCCAATACAAAACATCTCGTGCTCGAGTGATACTTTTGCTTGCTGCTAATATTAATGCTCCACTTTATTATGGAGAAGAGACAATTCTAAATTGGATGATGCAAGATTTATATACTCAGGCAGACATAGATGCATTTAATCAATTTTGGATTGACTATAGATTAGCAAATCCAATCGACGCAGCAATATATGATGCACAACGAGTAGCAGACTCTGTTAATGCGGTAAGCACTAGATTTTATGTAATTGGAGCATATCAAGACAATGCCGATGCACCTTTGTATCCAACTGAGGAAAATATTAGATACTGGATGTTGAACGGAATAGATAATAACCGCGCTAATTTTAACGCAGCAATTGCAGCAAATAATATAGCCAATCCTAAAGAATATCGAAGGATACTTGAAGAACGAGCATTGGCAACATCTCAATCAGGGTACATATTTACGTTGAATCAAATTATTGACAATCCTCTACAAAATAATAATTTAAATTTTGGACAATCAATAGTTATTAGTAAAGATAATAATATATTAGCGATAAGTTCTCTTGGTATAAACAAATCCGAATTTGTAAAATTTGATGAAAAGTCTAAAAAAGGTGAGACAACATTTGATGGTGATACAACTAAGTTTATTAATTCTATACCAGATGCAGGCACAGTATTGGTTTATAATAACCTAAATGGGTATTTCATAATAGCAGAAGAAATTATAAACGAATCAATATTAGAAAATAGTAGATACGGAGCATCTTTGTCTATTACAAATGATGATTTATTTGTAGGCTATCCAACTGGTACAGAATATAGCGGAACAGATAAATCTGGTTTTTCTCAATTTTCCAAAATTTCAGATACTGGAAGCTGGAAATTACTTAGAGAACAAGATCGTTCTGTAGATATTACCACAGTTGATAGAGTAGCATTAATTGATTCTATTAAAGAAGAAGTTGTAGAATATTTAGATATAATTGATCCCTTGAAGGGAAAAATTGCAGGAATGGCTGAACAAGAATTAAAATATAAATCAGTATTTGATCCTGCAATTTATACAATAGGTATCGCTTCTTCAATAGTTGATACTGAGTCAAGCTGGATAGATGATCATATAGGAGAACTATGGTGGGATTTAAGTACAGCAAAATATCAATGGTATGAGCAAGGTGATGATATATTCAGAAAAAATAATTGGGGTAAATTGTTTCCTGGAGCAAGCATAGATGTCTATGAATGGGTTAGATCTGAGTTAATGCCCAGTGAATGGGCTGCTCAAGCTGATACTAATGTAGGACTAACTAAAGGAATTAGTGGCCAACCTAAATATCCAGACAACAGCATTGTTTCTATTAAACAAAAATTTAATAACGTAACAAACTCTTTTGAAAATGTATATTTTTTCTGGGTTAAAAATAAAGTAACAGTTCCTGATGCTAAAAATAGAAGAATAAGTAGTTATCAAGTAGCTAGTATTATTGCAGATCCTGTATCTAATGGATTAAAATTTATTGAAATTTTATCAGCAAATAGTTTAGCATTTGCAAATATTCAATCAATGCTTATTGGAAATAGAATAAATGCAAATATTTCAATTGACACTACAAGTAATGAAATACCAAAACACACAGAATGGGTATTATTATCAGAAGGTGATCCTAACGGAATTCCGCCTGCTTCAATTGAGAAAAAATTATTCGATAGCACCTTAGGACATGATCCAGATGGAAATAAAGTTCCTGCAACTGGTTTAACTTATAGAAACAAATATGGAATTGGAATAAGACCTCAGCAATCTCTGTTTAAAGATAGGATAGAAGCTTTACGAAATATTGTTGAATTTGCTAATTCAATTTTAATTAAAAATAAAATAACAGGTAATTATAGCTTTGATAATTTAACTAAGATTGATCCAATACCTGATATCTTTTATAGAGAATTTGATGCAAAAGTTGAAAGTTTATCAGATTTGGATAATATATCGACTACTAATTTTTCCCAAGCAATAATAGAATGTCAAGTAGATAATGGTAAAATAATTTCAGCAGATGTAATATCTTCCGGTTATGGATATATGTATCCTCCTAAGGTAACTATACTATCAGACAATGTATCCGATGCTGAAATTTTAACAGAAATTGATGACGACGGTAAAGTAATAAATCTAACAATTTCAAATTCTGGAGATGGATTTGCTTCAGCACCGACATTAATTGTTCGTCCTCAAACTATTATTGTTGAAATAAATTCAGAATATGGTAATAGATGGACTAAACATCAATATGATTATAATTCATTATCATGGGTAAGAATTAAAAATCAAACATATAATACTCCGTTATATTGGGAATATGTTGATTGGAGTAGTGAATCATTTAATTCTTTTAAAGCATACTCATATGTATTAGATGGAGTATATGAATTAGATTCTGCTAAAAATTTACTTCCAGGTGCATATGTAAAAGTTAATAATGTAGTTGAGGGAAATTACATTATTCTTGAAAGAATGTCTAACAATATAATAGGTAATTTTTCTGAAAATTATGATATTGTATTTGTAAAAAATGGAACAATACAAATTTTAGATACATTATGGAATTATTCTGAATCAAATTATGCATATGATATTGCAACATTAGATGAAACGTTGTATGATCAAATTCCAGACTTAGAAGTATTCAATATATTATACGCATTAAAACATGATATTTTTATTAATGATTTAAGAGTAAATTGGAATTTATTATTCTTTGTAGCAGTTAAATATGCGCTAACTGAACAGAAATTATTAGATTGGGCATTTAAAACATCTTTTATAAACATTACTAATTTTATAGGAACATTAGATCAACGTCCTGTTTATAAATTAGATAATGAACAATATTTTGAAGATTATATTAATGAAGTTAAACCATATCATAGTCAAATTAGAAAATACACATCTAATTACGCATATTTAGATAACACTGATGAAAATTCTCCATTAAGTGCAACAGATTTTGATTTGCCACCTTACTATAATACTGTAACTGATAAATTTGAAGTTGTAGGATTATCAAATTCACTAATAAATTCTCAACCGTGGAAATCTTGGGCAGATAATTATACTTCTGAAATTGGTGAAATTGTAGTTTCAAATAACGGAACACTTTATACCCAACGTCCAATAGTACGTGTTACTGGAGGAGGAATCCATGTTACTTCTACAGCCACTGCTGAAGCTTACATAAGAAATGGCGGAATTTACAAAATAGTTGTAACTAATCCAGGTGCCGGATATACCGAAAATCCTGTAATAACAATCTCCGGTGGCGGCCCAATGGTATATAGCACTGCTACTGCATCGGCACGTTTATTAAATTTAAAAACAAGGAAAAATTTAATAGGTATTAAATTTGATAGAGTAAATGCAAACTCCGAAATAGGAATTACATCAGTAACTGATACATTTACATGTACCGGTGATACTGATAAATTTGTGCTTACATGGTTAGCAGATCCTAATAAAGAAAACATTCTACCTACTTTAGATAAGCAATTAATACTATCTACTGATTATACAATTGAGTATTACACTGAAGAATATAATGGATATACAAAAAAATATTCTAGATTTGTATTTTTAAATGTTGTACCTTCTGTAAATCAAATATTCAGAATTACATATAATAAAAATATTAATTTATATACTGCGGTTGATAGAATTGAAAATTTATATACTTCAACCGCAGTGCTATCAACGTTGATGACAGGAACAGTTTATCCTGGATCAATCATTCAAGGATTACCATTTGATTATTCAGTACCATGGGATACCGTTCAAGGTAACGGAAATTTTGGAGTTGATAATTCAACATGGAGTGAGCTTGTAAATTATTATACAACTGCAAAATTAATTAGTACTGCTACATTTGGTGCTTCTACATTATATCTTAACACCACCACGGGTATTGTTCCTGGACAAGTTATTAATATTTTAAACTCATCAACAATTCGTATTAGACCTGATACAATTGTTAAATCTGTTAATGCTTCTACAAGATCTATAACAATTAGTAAACCGTCATATAGAATAATAAATGCTAGCTCTACTGCTACCGCAGTCGGATCTTCTATAATTATCAGAACTACTCCGCCGTTTAATGGAGGTATAGTTAAAGATGATAATGTTATTATTACTGGAATTACTTCTGGCGGTTATAACGGAACTTATAAAGTTTTTTCTGTACTAGACGCTGATCAATTTTATATTAAATCAACATCGGTATTATCAACAACAAAACCAATTATTAGTTTAATTGCTTCTGCAACTATTGCGACTATACTTACTACAATTGATTCTAACAATGTATTAATAGATAGATATGAGGGAATTTATAAATCTGCATCATCTATGATTGTTGTTAATTTAGATACATTATATGATGATATAATTAAAATATCTGTATTTTTAGATGAATCTCCTACAGAGTTAGAAACTGGAATTCCTATTGTAGGACCATATCCTGGTGCAGAATATTATTATATGGCCAAGGGTAGTAACGGTAAAGCCATTGCATCTTTTTATCATATGTCTTCTCCTAGTTATAGTATTCGACTATTAGTTTATGGTTGTCCTACTATTGAATTCTGGAAACCTGATACATTAGTTTCTAAATTAGATACATCTATATCCGGCGGCACCTTAGCAGCAGGAGTATCAGGAGCAATCATTGACGGGGATGCATTTTTAAATGTAAGAAACGGATACGCTCCTGAAGAATTAGTTGCAGGACATTCTCTTGATAGTGTTGGTATTAATGTATATACAAAAGCAGATAGTTCATATGCTACAGTAGTTTCTGGATCGTTTCCTGTTATAGCAGGAGAAATAACAACTGCCACTATAAGCATGAATGCATTTGCAGGATTAATGGTTCATTATAATGGCAAAAACTTTAACAGATTGACATCTGCTGACACAAATTCAGGCCCATATTTTAGTAATATAATAGGAACGCCAGTAGGAAGTGGATCATTAACTCAATTACAAACACCTTTATTGGATGACTATTCTCAAGGACCGTTTAATCTAGGATTTACATGGAATATGTTTGGTGTTAATTATACGGACGTACATGTAGGAACAAACGGATATTTAACATTTGGCGGCGGTTCTGATTTATGGACTCCATTAACAATAAATGCGCTTCCGTACCCTGCTATTTTTGTAGAATATTGCGATCTTTGGCAAAAATATGGAATTATTAATAGTGCACCTTTAGTAAGCGGTGAGCCTCCGGGATTATTTTATAATAATGGAACAATTGGAGATTTTGCATTTTGGAGATTACGTTTTCAAGGATCACATTACATTTATAGAAACAATCCATTAGCTATGCCTACATTTAATTATGAAGTTACATTATATACTAATGGAGCAGATCAATATATTGAAATAATATATGAGAATGTATGGAAAGGAACAAATGTTAACGGAGACGTTGGATTTGTAGCCGGTGTTGCAAGTGCTAATGGAAATTCTAATATTAATATACCTTATACTTCTATCGATAATGAGTCTAGTCATGTATTTTATAGTACTTCCAACGGCGGTAATTGGCAGTATGCAGGTAAAGGTAAATTTAACGCTTTTAGAAATCCTTTTGCATTTACTACTTCTACTCAATATTATACATTAGGTGATACTATATATCTAGCACCTCAAACAGTATCAGGTCGTGCAGGATATACAGCAATAGACGTCGGCGGGTCTAGATCTGTAATTGATAGCAATATGATTTTAGTTAGTAATACAAATTCTGCTATAGTAGAAAGTCTTGCAATTATTGATGATATTCGTAGTGTGTATGTTCTTGTAGATGGAATTGAAAGATCTGATTATATTTTAACTTCTGTAGGAAATAATAATAATAGGGCTTGCGTCAAAGTTAATAATCTTAGTTCAATTCCTCATACAATAACTGCTTGGTTCTTTGAATCTAAATACACAACCTTTAACAGGGTAAATGAAGAGTTTATTACAGTTGGTAGTACTTCAACTTCGGTATTTATTTTATCTACAATACCGGGAGTAATTGAACCAGTAAGTGAAGAAGTAATTATTGAATTGGGTCAATTTTCTACACCTTCAATAAGAAAACGATTATTGCCTCCTAAAACAAGTTATTACAAAGTTAGAAGTAATCAACGAGTATTTGATATTGATAATCAATCCCAGCATCCACAAAATACATACAATGATGAATTGGTAAAAGTTTATGCAAATGGCGTAGAACTTAGACATGGGTTTGATTACACCGTTGATGTTATATTCAGCACCATAACACTAGCAGATGGTTTGTTGCATGATGGCGATGTGTTGGCTATAGTTGCATTAAACAATCAAGATTTTATTATTACTGATAATATATTAAAATTAACTAACTCCGTAAATAGCGGCACAACTTTAAAAATTACCTCTTTCACTGATCATGATAACATGTTGCTTAGAACTGAGAGATTTAAAGGAAACGGTACTGGGAAATTTAAATTGGCATTCCCTGTAATATACGATAGTTATGTCTGGGTATATCAAAATGGCATTCCACTTACTTCTAAATATGATTTTGAAATTTTAGATAATTCAACAACCATTCAAATTAATAGTCAAATTATTGTTAAAACAACAGACGATATATTAATAACAACAGTAAATCCACCCTCATATGGTAGTCAAATTTTAGGGTATAGAGTTTTTAATGACATGTTTAATAGACAACATTTTAAACGTATGTCTACTTTTTATAGCACAACATTATCTAGAAATTTAGCATTTGACGATACTGAAATTTATGTAACTGATGCCACTAAATTAATTCCTCCAAATCCATTAACTAATAAACCGGGTGTTGTATTAATTGATGGAGAGCGTATAGAATTTATGGTTAAAGATGGAAATGTACTACGACAATTAAGAAGAAGCACATTAGGTACCGGACCAGCAAATATTTCAATTCCGGGCACTACTGTAATAGATCAAAGTCTTCAACAAACAATTCCATACAATGAAACTATATCTGTACAAACAACTTCTACAATTGCCTCAACTTATATAATCAATACATTGAGTAATCTTGTTACAGGAGATGGTATAACATTAACCTCTGGAATAGATGCAATACATCAACTTAGTATATATTATGGTGGAAGAGAACTTAGAAAACAATCTTTAACAGTACATGATAATACCAAAGCATACGATACAACTTCTACAAGTATATTAATATTACCTCCGGAATTTACAATAACAACTTCTACACAGTTATTAACGTTAAATGTATTAGATCAACTTAGTATTGATACTAACATAACAATAGTTCAAAAGAAAGGATATGTTTGGTCAGGTACTGAAACATTATTAACTAGTGATGTAATAGAAGCACATTTCTTAAGAGAAAAAGAAGCAGCATTGCCTGATATATACTATTACGGCGGATTACAGAATTTAACAATAATTGCAGGATCCATCACTGGTGAAATTCAAGCCGGTAATCCATTTTTTACTGCTTTTGATATAATATTATCTTTTGGAGGACCTGCAATTTATGTAGGTATAGGTCCTAGACTACCAAAAAATGGAATAGCAACAACCCTTAATAATAAAATATATTACAAACCTCAACCATCTTGGGAAGGTGTTGATATTTTTGATTATTATATAGTAGACAAGTTTGGTAATAAATCTTATGCTCCTGTAACTATATCTACATGGAGACTGCTAGTACAACCGATTACCATAGATGTACCTTATGAAGCTATAGATTTTCCAATAGCCTTTAATGTAGTTAGAGGTGGTCCTATTTCATATGTAGTTCTTGATCAGAACAACGATCGAATAGGAAATCGAGGCCGCTGGGAGGTTAAAAATGATGGACAATTATATTTCACCGCCACTCCTAAATATATATCTGTAGCAGATTTAATTTATATTGGATATACTGCATTTACTATATATGATAGTTTCTCATATTCATATATTCTTGTTAGAGTATTACCGCCGGTAGTTCTGACAGCAGGCCCACTTGAAATATATGTTGTAACAAGTAGTACAAATTTCCAATTAGAAGCCTCTGTAATAGCCGGAGGTCCTGTTGTTGAAGTTGGTATTTTTTATCAGCCTATTGATGGAATAGCAACTGCTATAAACAATCATATGTATTATACTCCTACTCCTGGTTTTAAAGGTGAAGATAAATTTTCTTATTATATAAAAGATAATGAAAATAATATATCTACTGCTACTGTAATAGCAAAAGTATTACCTGTAGCAATCAATGACAGAGGCAAAGATGTATATTATAATTCAGTTGAAAATTCAATCGAGGTGTTTCTTGCAATTAAGGGAATAATTAATAATTTGCCAGTTTCTTATCCAAATCCTACACAAATTAATAGATCTAAATTTGTAATATCTATAATTATGTCACCTAAACACGGAATTGCAACAACTTCTACTTTAGATGTTTTATACACTCCAACACCCGGATATTATGGAACCGACTCATTCAAAGTTAGTTTAATAGATGATTACGGAGATGCTACTGTAGCTGAGTATTCTGTAGATGTAGGATTAATTTTAGCCGGAGCAATTATTATTAATGTTCCAGCAAATAGTAATAATTATCCAATTAAACCAGTTGTTAATAAATTTGGACCAATTTATGGCGTGAGAGTTGATACTCCTCCCTCTCATGGTACTTTAACAGTTGATAATATCAATCTATTGTTATTCTATACGCCGGATCCAGGATGGACAGGAGCTGACACATTTACATATTCTATACAAGATCAGTATGGTTATTGGTCTCCATCTAAAGCTGGAACAATTACAACGGTTTAAACAATATTATTTTGATAAATTATAAAGATAAATACCATTATGGATAATAAAGAAATGAACAATTTACCTAACGATAATAAGACAAATCAAGCGTCAAAACCTAATGAAACTAGTTCTGTTAGAATTCAAGGGCATATAAAGATATTTGACCCGGAAACTAAAGAAGTTTTCATTGATAAACGTAATGCAATTCATTACGAAAACTTTTCTATTGCCCTTGCACAAAGTATTTCTAATCAAGGTAATGGCCCAATTGGAGAAATGGTATTTGGTAATGGTGGATCGAGGGTTGATCCTACTGGTATTATTACATATCTAACACCTAATACTGTTGGTAGTAATGCATCATTATACAATGAAACGTATTTTAAAACAGTTGATGCAAAAAGAATATCTTCATTAGATCCTGCAAGAAATTTTATGGAATACAGACATTTAGCTGGAGTTCCATATTCTGATGTTTTAATAAGTTGTTTATTAGATTTTGGAGAACCTAGTGATCAACTGGCCTTTGATAATAGTACAAATCAAGACGGAAATTATGTGTTTGATGAATTAGGATTAAAATCTTATAGCGAAGCCGGCCCTAATTTAGGGTCTTTATTAACTCATGTGATATTTCATCCCGTACAAAAATCTTTAAACAGAATGATTCAAATTGATTATACAATACGAATCCAAAGTATCAGCACTGGAATTTAATGATGACAGCTTCATATGTATTACATTTTTCAGATCCAAACAACCTAAATACAATTACTGTATTGCCGGTTCCACAAGGTCCCGGAGTTAATATTGATAGTACTAGTTTAACTTTAGTAGGACCCGGATATACTAATTATGGTCTTCCTATGGCCCAAAACTTTCTAAAATTATTAGAAAATTTTGCAAGCCCTAATCAACCACAATATCCTATTAAAGGTCAGCTATGGTATGATACATCCAATCCAAAAAAACCTGTTTTAAGAATTAATAATGGAAAATTTACAAGCGGACGATGGCCTAGCGCAAGTGGAATTTATCAACAAACTGATGATCCAATACTTCGTTATACAACAAGTACAATAGCAGAAGGTGACATATGGGTTGATACAGCACATAATCAATTAAAAATTAGATACAGTAATGATTGGACAGTTGTTGGACCAAGTGTTCAATCGGGTACTAATAAATCTGGGCCAGAAGCAATAAGTATCGAATCTACCGCAGGTGAGTATTATCCAGTTATTAAGAATTGGGTAGACGGCCATATTGTAGAAATTATTTCATTTACTAGTTTTACCCCTCGCACAGTCATTGATGGATTTTCATCAATTAAAATTGGAACAAATTTAACAACTAAAGTAGTAGCAAAATATAATGGTTTAGCTGAAAAGGCATCTGCACTTGAAGTGTCACCTGGCGTTCTAATAAATGCTAATCAAGTATTAAAAAATTCTGCATCACTTCAAATACATACAGGAACATTCTATGTTGAAACTTTAAACGGATTATATGTTAGACCTAATGCAACTAGTAGATCAATAAGAATTTATTCTAACTTGACTAATTCAGCGTTTGTTGATTTTTTAAATATTGATCCAGCAGCTACATTTAGAACAGGTATCGGAACTAGCTCCTTTATTACATTTAATTCAGGTTATGCAAGTGTAGGTATAAACAAATCCCCTGTATCTAATTCACCAACGTTGGATGTTAATGGTGGGGGTAGATTTTTAAATACACTAACTATTACAACTGCATCAACAATTGCATTGTCTGTTGGAGGCGGCGCATCTTTTGGAAAAGATATTTCTACAACTGGATTACGAGTATCAGGGCAAACAACTAGTACAGGAAAATTAACTGTAGGTGCCTCTGGTAGTGGTATTATTATAGAGCCAGGGATAACAGATCAATATGATATTGGTTCATTGTCTAAAAAATTTAAAGCTATATATGCAAGTGATATATATGCAACTACATTTAATGGTAATGTAACTGGATCTGCGGTTTCATTAGCATCGGCTAGAGATTTTAAAATTCAAGGGCAAGTTACAGCAACTGTTGTTACATTTAACGGTACAACCAATGCAATTTTTGCAACTAGTTTAACACGTGATTCAATAAATGCTCAAACTGTTACTGAAACACCTGTTGCAACACATACATTGTTAGTATTGAATACCGCTACAACAACTTCTAGTTTAGAGAAAATTTCTAAGAAAAGTTTCTTATCTGATGTATATCCTAATATATTTCAAACTGGGATGATAATTCCATTTGGAACTTCTACAAATATACCTTCTGGATTTTTAGTATGTGATGGAGTTGCACAATTAATAGTAACATATCCAGACTTGTATACATTAATAGGAACTACATATGGTGCTGGAGCATCAGGTACATTTAGAACTCCTAATATGTCTGCAACTACTCAGGTTTCTCCAAGCACATATATAACATATATTATAAAGACTTAAAATATGGCCTATATCATATACAATAATGACGGAACAATTTTAGCAAATATTGCTAATGGTGATATTGATAGTGTTACTACTAGCTTAGACTTAATTGGAAAAAATGTTGATAATTACGGGCAATATTTTAATAATGATCTTGTTAAGTTATTAACAAATTTTTCATCTGATGTAAGTCCAAGAAGTCCTAAAATAGGGCAGTTATGGTTTAATTCTTCTTTAAAGAGATTAACAGTATTTGACGGAACATCATTCAAACCTACATATGGTGCCTATGTAAGTGGTACTGAATCAATTACAACAAGTACTGGTGATTTATGGTACGACACTATTAACAGCCAATTAAAAATTTGGAATGGTAGTGTATATAAAACAGTCGGACCAGCAGTATCAGGATTATATGGAAAATTTGGTGTAGAACCCCCATATACTCCAATTAGAGATTATGATACAAATGTTACACAAAAAGTAGGAATATTGTATTCTAATGGTTCTTCTATTGCGTTATTATCTACATCGTCTTTTTTGATGTCTAGACAAGACGGATTGTCGTATTTGGATTACAATACTACAGCTACTATATACCCTGGGATCACTATTAGTAAAAATGTAGATATTAAAGGACTCTTTCGAATCAGAGGAAACGAACAAATATCAGCTAATAGGACATTAACCTCATATTTTGATATAACATCTTATGGTGATCCAGATGATCCGGATGTTCCTACAGCAAAAACAAATATAGAAGCAGGTAATATTGCTATATCTCAACATTTGGCTTTGGTATTTACTACTGCAACAAATCAAACGTATTATGATCTAGCTTATCCATATGGCTCTGATGCAAGAGTTGTTTGCTATTATAGTGGCTCTCCGTCCGTTAGACGATTTGTACTAATACCGGATCCTTTACATCCATCTATTATGATGTGGCGTTGGTGGGATCTATATTATAATACCGCACTTTCAACACTTACTAATGTGGTAGTTATCTAAGGATTATATCAAATGGCATATATTTTAAACAAAACAAATGGGTCAATAATTGCTACAGTGCAAGATGCCACTATCGATTTATCTACTGATTTAATATTTCTTGGCAGAAATTATGCCGGCTATGGTGAGCCTCAAAATGAAAATTTTATTAGATTATTGGAAAATTTTGCAAATTCAACTCCGCCATCTAAACCAATTGAAGGTGAAATTTGGTATGACTCATCAAATAAAAGAATAAATTTTTATGATTCAAAAGAATGGAAAAGTGTTTCAAATTTAGTAGTTAGTGAAACTGATCCGTTCAATATTTCTAATCCACCTCCAATTGGTAATCTATGGTATAATTCTTTAGAAGATCAATTGTTTGCATCTAATGGAGACGAATATATATTAATTGGACCTCCTACTGGAGCTGATACTCAGGCAGGTTGGAGAGGTTCATTTGAACAAGATCTCAATAGTACAGGTATAAACATTTACAATATTAAAGCGATAATTGGTTCAGATGTTGTTGCAGTAGTTTCCAATCAAGAATATACTGTATATTCCGCACCATTTCCTGCAAGTCCTAAATATCCTATATATAATGGTGAAAATGTTCCTAGGCTACACAAGGGCATTAATTTAATAGGAGCAAATGCAACTACTGGAGTATCTGCATACGTTAATTCATCAAATGTATATAGTAGTGGTACTGTATTATGGGGAACTGCTGCTCATGCTATATCTGCAAATTCTGCAACTTCATCGGCTGGGTTTATATATGGAGAATATGCTTTAAATGCATATAAACCCATTTCTTTTTTAAATACATCTACTGGTAATAAAGCAACTGTTAATATAAATCATGGCTTTACCTACAATCCTTTTACTAACTATGTAAAAGCAACTAGGTTTGAAGGTACTGCTACTAGTGCGTTTTATGCAGATTTGGCAGAAAGATATGCAGCAGATGCAATTTATGAACCAGGCACGGTTTTAATTATAGGTGGTGAAAAAGAAGTTACAACAACTGCAATTTATGCTGATACAAGGGTAGCGGGCATAGTAAGTAAAAACCCAGCCTATATGATGAATTCCGAGGCCGGAACCGACGAAACTCACCCTTATATTGCCTTAAAAGGTCGCGTTCCTTGCAAAGTTTCAGGTCCTGTAATTAAAGGTGATCTACTAGTAACAAGCGGCACTCCGGGATATGCTCAAGTATGGTCTTCTCGAGCTCCTGAAGGATCTGTAATAGCAAAGGCCCTCGAAAATAATCTCGAAGGCCTTGGTATTATTGAGGTACTAGTAGTTTAAACTGCCATTGATGCTTTAATGGATGCATGGAAATTGTATCCAATTAATTTAACGTCTTCCATAGTAAATTTAGTTATATCGGTAATATCTGTATTAAGCTCTATTGTAGGTAATACTAATGGTACTCTACTCAATTGTTCTCTAACTTGCTCCAAGTGATTATCATATATGTGTGCATCACCAAATGAAATAATCAATTCACCTACTGTAAGGCTGCACACTTGTGCAACCATATGTATCAATAATGCGTAACTTGCAATGTTAAAAGGCACCCCGAGAAACATATCAGCACTACGCTGATACATATGGCAACTTAACTTACCACTACTACTTACATAAAATTGTGCCATCATGTGACAAGGAGGAAGCGCCATTAAATCAATTTCACCGGGATTCCATGCACTGATGATATGCCTACGTCCATATGGATCTTTTTTAATACCATTAATCAATGTTTGTAATTGATCAACGTGTTTAACTGCCATGCGATTAGCGCCAAACACCGGAGCACGCCATGCTCTCCACTGAACTCCGTATATCCTACCAAGGTCTCCTTTGAATCTTGCCTTTGGTTTCCAGTAATCTGCATTAGCATTACCAGACCAGATGGTACTTTCTGTACTAGTACGACTACCGTATAGAATCTCTTTTAAGCGATTCTCGTCCCCACTACCTTCAATAAACCATAGTAGTTCGCTAACAACAGCTTTCCAAGCTAACCGTTTTGTGGTAATAGCTGGAAATCCTTCTTGCAAATTAAACTTTAATTGCAGTCCAAATTTACTGATAGTACCAACACCTGTTCTATCAGGTCGATGCTCTCCAGTTTCTAAAATATCTGAAAGAGCATCGCGATAGGTGTGTTCGGAATCTGACATTAAGCAGCAACAGTTTTCTTAGCCTTAGATTCTTTAGCCTTTGGTGGATCAATAGCATCTGCCATTCTACGGAAATTAGCAGCATCCTTGGCTAACTTGTCAGCTTTGGAACGATATTGTTTTGCAACTAGTATAGGATCAGACACTTCTTCAGTAGATTCAATCACTACAGATTTTTTATGATCTACTACTACGACGTCTGGTACAATGATTTCTTCTTTAATTGCAGTTTCCTTAACGGTTCCTTCTTCACTAACCGCAAGATCCTCTACTCTGATTCCTTTTTGTTCAGCAATCATTTTGTTGAGTTCATCTAATTGTGTTGTTGATTGACTACTAGGAGTCATTAATACAAGATTAGTTGGGACTTTTTTAAGATGTCCGTTGGCGTGCAAGTATTGTAGCATGACAGTACCATCTGGAAATCTTCGAGAAGCAAGAATATCTGCTAGTTCATTAGCCTGTTGTCCTGAATCACTTTCAATAAGACTCATTAATGCATCATGATATGAATCAGTTAGTCCGTTAGTACCTACTACTAATGCATTAGTGGGCTCGCCTGGAAGAGTACGATAAACTACTGCTACACGAGCAGAATTGTTTTTCATCTTTCCTACATGTTTGGTAAATTTAGCCATGCTACTCTCCTTGTATTATTCTGCGGCTGCAGGCTGATCTTCAGTCTTCGGTGGTGCTACTGCAACTAAAAATGCATTTAGTTTGTCATAGGTTGCACCGACTGCTGAAATTTCATTAGCAGCAAATACACCACGGCGAATTCCCACTTCTACAATTGATCGTAGATTTGCTAGATCGGTAATTGTAAGTTCTGGTGTTGCGGCAGTTTCTTGAGGTTGATTTTCTTCCATTTTATTTTTCCTTATGTAAATTATTGCATCCTATTGCTAGCATGGTTAGTTCTTTCGGATCTTCCATTCCTATTTCAGTAGTAACTTTGATTTTCCTGTTTTGATCTAAACCATATCCTTCTAGAATGGCATATCTACCATTCAAATTATATTCAATCCAATGTTCGATGTCTTTAACATTAAATCTATGCTCTATTTTTAAAATCGTAAAATGCTCTGGAATAAAGGATAGTTTCCTTAATCCTAATAATCCCAAAGCATTTATTGTTCCTCTATTTAGAGACATTATATACCTATTTTATTTATAATGTGCAGTCTGACCATAGGGTGCAATTATGGTTTCGTTGCCGTGAATAATAAACAATGTATCACAGTAATCTTCATCACCCCAGCTGCCGCAAGGATATCCATCAGTGAACATAATGAATTTTTTAGGTTCAATATTTTGATTCTTCATAAATTCAAAATTCACATCAAAATCAGTACCACCGCCGCCCTTACATTCATAAGATGTAATGTCATCAGCAGAATCTCCTGAAAAACAAGCATAGTTATAAATCTCTGTGTCAAAGCACCAGAGATCTAATTTAAAATCTTTGTACTCGTCCATAATGCCTTTAACCTCACTGATGAAATCTTTAGCCATTGCGTCTGAAATACTACCACTCATGTCAATTGCTACTGAAACATCTACGGTTTCGTCATTCATTAAGCCTGGAAGAATAGCACCGCAATGTTGGCTCTTACGATTTGGGCGGTTGAAACTAAAATTGCTTTTTAGAATACTTTGAATATTCATACGCAACATCTGACGCCAATCCATTTTAGGCTCAGTAAAGTCACCGATCATACGTTGGATACCAGCAGGCACTCGTCCAGCACCTGCAGATTGTGCAGCCGCCACCATTGCCTCTTTGATCTCATCACGGATCTGTTTCTTTTCCTCAGCGGTTAGTTTAGGACGACCTTTGCCACTACCATCGACATCACCGTCATTCCCACCGCCTTCACTATTACCGTCATCACCGTCATCTAGATGTTCGTCTAGCAATTCACCTAGTGAAGCAATATCAATCTTATCTGCTTTTTCGTAAAGAATGTCGTAGATTTGTTCATAGCTCATGCCACGATATTTGTCGTCTTGATAAATTTTAATAAAGTTTGGAACAATGCCAATACGTTCATCTTTTAGAATTTGATTTGTTGCATAGTCTGCGGCAATATTTGACAATACAGGATCACGATGATCACGACGACCCATATGATCAAATACATTATGTAGAACTTCATGTGCAAATCCAAACTCTGCTTCTTTAGGAGTTAGTTTATTAACAAAGCCGTTATTGTAATAAAAGTTACGACCGTCTGTAGCCAATGTACCGCACCAATCAGATGCATCTACCATTTTAAGACGTGTAGCTAAATTGCCAAAGAATGGATGACGTAGCAATAGTCCAACACGAGCAGTAATAAGTTTATCTAAGATCTTATTCTTTTCTGTTGTGGTGAATTCTTTGCTGGCCCAATCTTGTTTTTTAACTTTCTCTGTTTTCATTACTGACGACATAGTGTATCCTTTTAGTGTTCGAGTGTATATTATACATTAAATTTATCAAAAGAGCAAGTAAAAAGGGTCCCTAAGGACCCAATTTTAACCTTCCATTGCTTGGATAATGTATTTGCCATACTTCTCATGGAAGCGATCAAAGTTCTTCAACTTACTTGCATCAAACGGCAGTTCATAACTAGTTAATGCAACTTTGGCACCCATAACAATTAGCTCAGTTGGGAAGTTCTCCATTAAGAATTCGAAGAAGTTATCTGCCATTTCGTCCCAGCCTTTAACTTTCTTGCGATCTGCTTCTTGCAGTTCGTAACAAAGACTAATGCTCAACGAGTACATTGCAGAGATTTCTTTGATACTAGACTTCTTAACCTTACCTGCCAAAATGTCTGAAGGGTTAGGCATCTGTTTAGCAACACGGCGATGAGCCATAAACTTAACAGCAAGACCTTCGCCGACTGCACCTGCAATCAAATCAGTTAATGTAGAATCGGACACATCGTCATCTTCAAGCAATTCGCTAACAAAAGACCAAGAACGAGGAGTAGCAAACGCACGACTTGCGGACTTAGGATCAAAGTCGTATAGGTCTTGTTTAGCAAAGCCCAAGTAACCAACAACTTGTTCATGCAAGCGATTCTTAACAGCCCATTCTTGCCAATCTTCGTAGTCTGTACGCAATTCCAAATGCAAGAAACGATTAGCTAACGGAGCAGGCATGCGATATGTAACACCTTTGTCAGTTTCACGATTACCTGCTGCTACAATAGCAACACCTTTTGGTAGTTGATAAGTTCCAACACGACGATTAAGAACCAATTGGAAAGCCGCTGCCTGTGTAGCAGGTGCCGCCGAGTTCAACTCATCCAAGAAAAGGATAGCAGTTGATTCTGGATCAGTGGGCAATTCTGCAGGAGGAGCCCATGTCATAGTGTTTTCGTTACTATTGTAATATGGAATACCTTTAATGTCAGTAGGTTCCCAAAGGCTCAAACGTACATCAATTACTTCACGAGCTTGTTCGTCGCCCAGTTGTTTAATGATGTCCGATTTACCAATACCGGGAGGGCCCCACATGAACACAGGGCGCTGCTTTTTCAAGCATTTACGGATTGCTAGTTTAGCTTCGTTAGGGCTAACGGTACGATTTGCGGAAATTTTCTCTGCCATAAAAAACTTTCAGTGGTTTAGTTAATTAAAAATACTATTGCTTCTTGCTGTAGTATGTATTAATTATACTGCATTTTGCTTCTATTGTCAAGTACTTTATTGTTTTTCAGCAAATCTCTTCTGTGCTCGTTGTAATTTTTGGAGATTTCCTGCAAATAGAACCAGTTGTACAGCCATCTTTTCTCCAAAAAGATATATTTCTTTGTGGGTTATATAAAATGGACAATCAATATTCCGATCTATCCAAAGCAAAAGTGAGTTATTAACATAAATGGACTCATCAAATTCTACTCTGTGATGTTTTATACCGGCATCAACCAAGCATTCAAACCCTTTTTCAGTGAGCCATAACCCGCCTTTTTCTTTAAGTCTGATGTTTTGCCAAAATACATGTACTAGTTTTCTTATAGATTTATCGTCAGTAGCAAGCCCGAGCTGTTCTGCTACATATTTGGTAATTTTAATTTTTGGATTCATCGGTGATTTTCTCACCTGTAGTTAGTTTATACACAGAAAACTCAGTAGAATTGAACATTTTATTTAATTTTTCGGCTAGGTTAAATGCATGTCCGCTGTTAGCAAAGGATACTTTCTTATACTTTGGACCTACTTCCTGTGCAACCATACTACTGGTTTTTAGATTGATTGGTTTATCTTGATAAAACACAGACCAAACGGCGTCAGATTCCAAAACTTGATCTGTTTTATATGATTTTTTGTTTGTTATCTCTAACAATACATTAGGTTTAGGTCTTGACATTATATACGACTCTCCAAAAAGTGCGTATATATTTATCGGATTTTTAAAACTTTCCACCATCCATTTTTACTTCAATATTAGATGATGCAGCAACAATCTGATCTAATTGACCTGCTAATCGCGCCATAACTATTGATAAGCTATTTTGTAAATCAGTTGCTTCTTTTATTGTTAAAAGAACAGTTTGTTGATTGCTTTTTATAGCAATTCTAGTCTTATTTAAGAATTCTTCAATTGGATATGTGTTTAGTTGCATCATAATTTGTTAATGGTATTTAAAACATTCTTCATTTCCTGCTCTGTTTTGTAGGGACCGTGAAATGGATAGCGTTCTAATGTAATTAATTTAGGGCAAAAACTTTTAACCCATCCTTTACGAAATTGAATTACATAATATCCTGCACAATATTGACTTTTGCTCTTAGAACTTTTAGCATACAACGGTAATTTTTTCTTTACATTATACACAGGTTCAAATGGTTTTGAGCTGCATGGGTAATTGTAAATAGTATATGTGAGCGGCTCTATTTCAAAAGTATGTTTAATACTGTTATTATCAAGAGTTTCGACTATGTCTTTATAATTTTTAATACTAATCATTTGACCTTTACGTAAGAATATATATCCTTTTTTGTTCTTAGCAATAGATCCAATCTTTTTACCTGAATCTTCAATGATCCATTCTTTATTGGGAATTAATACTTTTGAAATTACTGCATTCATGCTATATACCTCGCATTTAGTGGTTCTGCATAACTTTGCACCTGTTCGCTGATTTTGTTTAGATCATATTCAGAGCATAGTTTAAGCAATCTTACTCCAACTTGTGGAATATTTTTTTCTGCTTGTGTAGCAGTATCTATTGTTTCTTTAATTAACTCTTTAATGTTATCCGGTTGTGCTGTTAAATCGCACAGTTGTACATTACGAGTGTAATCATCTAATACACGATGCTCGACACCTTCGTGGTCAGACCAACGTTGCAACATGAGATTGTTCCAATTATAGCCTTTGGATTCTCTGTCGGCAAAGGCATCACGGAGACCAACTTTATTCTTTGTGCCTTTCTCACGTACTCCCGGATAAGCACTAAAGATGTTGTCAGAGGTGTCTCCACGCATACACTTTTCAAAGAGTAACCATGCTGGGTCTGGTGCGCCTTTTGGCAAATTAGTTTTTTTATCTTTAACAGGCTTACCTTTTTCATCAAAGTATCCCTCGTGTGTAGTTGTAATCTGCATTACACCATTATATTGGCGAACATTTGGTGCAACAAGTTGTGCAAAATCTCCATCTGTTGAAATAATAATATGATTGTCAGCAGGATGACTTTGAATCCATCCTGCAATTAAATCATCTGCTTCTAATTGCTGATGTTGTAATACTGTACAGTTAGTCTTGTTAGTAATATAATCTTTAAACTCGTCAAACGTTTCCCAAAATACACGATCTTCTTCTGCTTCTCTTGGACTTTGAGCAGCACGGGCTTCTGTACGTTGCCGTTTGTAAGGAGCATATATGTCCTTTCGCCATGATCGACCTTCTAAAAAGAAGATAACATGATCACCTTTAAAGTCGCGCCATGCTTTACGAACACTACCCAATACAGTAGCAAGACTCATACCAATCTTATCATTTAGATCACCGCGAGTAGCGTGTCTTGCACGGAAGAATGTATTTGCTGTATCTACTAAGATGTATGTTTTATTCATTAAGAAATTTCCGATCTACCGTCACCTAAATTATTAACATTAATGTAACCACTTCCTCGGCGATCCATATTAATATCTGCCTCACTCCCGATATTCCTGCATAGATCCTGAAACCATTGATCAACAATAGATTCCTCGGTATCACCCTGATAGCCGTTACTTTTTAATTGTAACACAAAATACTCGTTCCAGTCAAGTTCAAAAAAACCATTGCGAATATTATCTTTATTGACATGTGTATCAAGAACTGCTACCCACGGTTCTTTCTTTTCTGTAGCAATCTCTTTGGCTGTTTTCTGTTTCTTTGCTTTTGGTACTACTTCTTTAAGTTCCGGTACTAAAGGCTCCTCTACCACCGACTGCTTGTCTTTAATGCCAAATAAATTTTTAATAAATTTTTTCATTCTATTTTCTCTTGGTATGTATATAACGGCTTGATCTAGGATACCCATTAAGTTCCCCACTCATTTTTAAAGAGTGGTACTTGTAGTCTATCACTATATCGTAGTCCATGTTTCATTGCTAGTAATGCTACATTACGATTGTTCATGGCATACACACTTTCAACTCCGCCTACTGGCATTAGATAAACATGTCCTGTAAATCCTGCACTACGATATGCGGCAATGGCACACTCGGCATCAGCAAAGTCTTGTTCTGTGGCAATAACAAACTTCAAATATGCTGTGCCATATTCTTCATACTCACATACACGGTCAGGTTTAATAGCATCTTCCCACGCTTCACCACTGCATGGTAATTTAGCACTTACGCTAAATGTAACGTCTCTATAGAAGTCAATATCATCAGAATGATATTTCCATGTATGCAAATATTGTTTAAATTCTTTTGTTAGACGAAATGTACCATTTGTCTCAAATGTAATTTCTTTAAGACCTTTCATCTTAGGATGACTTAGTAAGTCTGGATATTGTTTTTGCCAACCTAACAATGGCTCACCCCCAGTAATAACTAGATGCTCATCACGCCATTCACCGTGTGGAAGAATTTCCATAATGCGTTCTATAATTGCATCTGTCGTAAGCAATGGACTTAGGTCTTTAAAACGTGGATCCCAACTTGCATAACTATCACATCCTGTGCTAACTAGTGGCAACATTTTATAATCTGTATATTTGATTGGATCTATATTATTTGCTTCTTCGCTTAGTTCACCACGTGGCATACCAAACCCTGCACATTTAAAGTTACATCCGAATGTACGTAAGAAAACAGAAGGAACACCCATATAGCGTCCTTCACCTTGAATTGAATAGAATAGTTCTGCTATTTTGATTTTTGACATATTAAACCTCGATAAGTAATTATATACTTTTATTTAGAAAAGTCAACCCTATTGAATAAAATATGCGAACAGAAATAATATGGAATTTACACGATCATTGTAAATCACAATGCACATACTGCCCTACTAGATTTTGGGGAGGAGAAACCCCCCATCATATATCTGAATATTTAGAAATTACACAAAAAATAATAGATCATTATACATCGTTGGGTAGAAAAATTGATTGGACATTTAACGGCGGCGAACCTTTAGACATGTTTGATTTTCCTATGCTATTAAAATTATGTAAAGAACATGATGGCACAATTAGTTTAAACTCCAACGGAGGTAGAATGTGGCTTGATTGGTGGGCCATTGAACCACACATTGATAATCTTAATCTTACATATCACTATTGGCAAAAACCTGCACTTATTAAATTTATTTTAGATACATTTAAAAATAAGGACAAGCATGTGAATATAAATGTACCAATTCGTCCAGATTATTTTGAAGAAGATATGCAAAGAGCATTAGATGTAGAAGCCAACCATGAAATAACTGTTGGAAAATCAGTACTATATAACGAAGCAGATACAGCGGCTGGGATGTTTCAATACACCCCTAAACAATTAGCAATAATATCAGGAGTTGAGTTTATTGAACCTTCTATCATTACAGAAATAGAAAAAGAAGAAGAAATTAAAAAGATAGAAATTATTCCGTTAGTAATTGAACAGAAACATTTTAAAACTACTACATTTAAAGAAAGATTTGAAGAAAAACTGGCCGCAAATTTAGGATATACAGGTATGCTATGTAACTCAGGAATTGAATATCTTAGTATATCTCATAATGGATGGGCAACCGGCAGTAATTGCAATAATAGACCACTAGGCAATATATGGGATGTTAATTTTTTATTACCTAGTAATGCTCATACCTGCACAATGATGCATTGCATATCTCCGAGAGATCAACAAATTACTAAATTTAAATCTACTTAAAATTTTCTAGTAATTTATTTGCACTAAAAAAATTAGTAGTCAAATCTCTAGTTTGTGCTAATAATTTAGGAAGACGTGTCTCATAGTGATCCATATGCTGACAAATAGCGAAACATAGATTAGGTCTATGATTCTTATACGCTTCAAAACTTTCAGTCCATTTGCTAGGATATTTAAATGTGTCATAATACATCTCAGTATAACTTAAACGATCGGGAACTAATGGAATAGCACCTACTAATGCACCTTCATAACAACTGATGCCAAGTGTTTCTTGTAGATTGGCACTGAACACCATTTTTGCTTCACCTAACAAATTATGATATTCATTCTTTGTTAGTTCTTGATCTTGACAAACTACAAATTCGTATTGTGGCAACTGTTCTTTTAAATCACGGAAGATCTCGACTTGCTTCTCAGGTGCAATACGATGCGGGAACAAAATAAGATCACGCTTTTTCATGCCCTTGTATAAGTTTAAAGTATTATCCATATACTCCATCGGCCAACCAGTGCGTACAATTTTACCTTGTTCGATCATGGACATCTTCCATTCTTCATCTAATGTTTCGCTAAACGTTTTAGCAAACAGGTCAATATGAAAGTCTGTAGCAAAGTAGTTGTGATCGATGGCGTGGAAGTAACTTTGTTCAGCGTGTCTTACCCAGGGAGCATCACCAATGAGACGTCCTAAAAAGTCTTGAGGGTCATAACTACCAGCATGCCATAATCCATGTATAGTTACAGGAATGCCGAGAAGTCTGGCCATGTACTTGAGATTGATGACACCAGGGTGCCAAGCATCAGTAAATACAAAATGATCACCTGGGCGAACGGCTCCGTTGCAAAATAGCCGGCCCATCTGCTCAACCTGACTAGCCTTGTATATATTAGTTCCGCCAAAATTAAGAAAAGCACCAGGGGTAGTAGCAGCAGGGATATCAGTAGGTCCAGAAATAACTTGAACATTGTGTCCAGCCTTTCGTAAGAGATTAGGTACATGGTCTTTCCATTGACCAGTGTACCTTGTCGAGACTGCTTCAATATCGACTACGTAGATCATATCAACGTTGATTGTATGGACGAGGGTTATTCCCCTTGTACTCAGTACGTGGCCTACGTTCTCCACCGTTACTCCAACGTTGGAAGTTACGGTATTCTTGACTACGATATAGATCGCCTTCATTAAATGGTAGAAGATTAAACCTGCAATGATCTAACCAAGCCTCAAGATCATCAAAGATCTTAGATACTTCTGGTTTCATTTTAAGAGTTTTTTGAATGTAAGCGGGTTGCGCCATTTTAAGTTTTTCCTATTTAAAGGGAGTTGTTGAAAAGAAGTGAAGCGCCGTTTTCGCCGTCTTCACTTACATCGATAATGGTCTTACGACCGGGGTACCTTGTAGTAATTGTCGTGTTAAGATCACGAGCAATCATTTCACAAGATTTGTGGTTGAGTTCAAGAATGCCATCATTGTAGCACTTCTCAAGCCAACGCTTAAACTGAATAAATTCAATATCGCGGTCATCTTGAAAGACCTCAATAAAAACTTTAAAGTGGAAAATATGTCGATGTGGTGTTCCAAGGAAACTAACATCATATTCATCGCCTGTGGCCAACTTAGGATCAGTTGCGGCTGCGGGATACATATGGATACCTTCTTTACGGAAGGTAACCCAAATCATTGATTGATCGTTCATTCTGATGTTTTCTTAGCTACAGTTTTTAGAGGTTTAGGAGTCTTAGTCTTTTCAGGAAGATTATCTTTCATCATATTCATCATTTCCCAAAGTTTCCAATCCATGCTTTCAAGCAATTTGAATAGACGTTCTTCTGTAGTTTCTTGTTTTGCTTGTTTAGTTAGCTTTGCATTAATCATTTTATTACCTCATCGTTTTTGTATTGATTCCAGTCTGTAAATTTACTACGATCCATAAGTGTATGCAGACTGTGGGACCATACACCGGGATTAGTTGCTTTAAAATCTTTATCATCAATTTTAATCATTGTGTTGTAATTCCACAATTTAATATAAGGAAGTGGTATACGAATTTGTGGAATAAAATTGTTAAATTCATTACAACCGTTTTCTAGAAATTCTTCTGCTAAGTTGATTGGAATATCAAGACTGCATATATATTCTTTTTTTAGAAAGAACTCAATCATTGAGTCCCAACTTCTCCACTCATCATAGTTTGTGGGATTAAAACTATGATTAGCACCAAAGAAGATATGCTCCGCACCATTTAAGTTTTTAGCAATATCTTCAAAAGATTGAAGACCTGTAACAAATAATGTTTTCATTCCAAATGCAGGAGTATGCTCAACCTCTGTTCCAATAAAAAATTGAGCAGTATCTGATTCGCCAGTTATATAATTACGTTTCATAATATTAGTATAGCAGAATTATTATTCAAATGCAATAGCTTATTCAGCCAATCTGTTTTCAAGTGCTCTATATTTTGGATCTTCAACATCTTCTGTATCTACTTCTAATGAAGTTGTAATATTTTCAATTTCAAACAAATTGTTAAATGTGTTTTGAGCAGGACCACCTTGCATTCTAGAACCTTCGAGACTTCTTAAGAAATTTAATCCTTCTTCGATCATTTTAAATGCTTCTACTTTTGATTTAGTGTTAAACAATTCTTCAACAAATCGATCAAAGTAAAGAATATTACGTGGTACCCAATCGCTATATTGATCACCTGCAATATCTTTAGAACTAAGTTTATTCCAATGTCTCCAGTCTGGTTTAAATCTAGTAGTTTCAATATCTGCTAACTGATTAGCACGTTGTACAGCAACAATGTGGCATTCAACATTATGACCCATCATTAGGGCATAAGCAAAACTATCCCATGATGTTTTACCTTCTTTCTTAATCTTGTTCAACATGCCAGGAGCATAGTGACAAATATCGCCCATTGTTAATCTGCGACCGAATTCGCTTTCGAATGGGAATGGTATGTCTGATTCTGCAAGTGCTTTGTTGTCTGGGGCTTTGTCCATAATAACACTCCACCTTTTTGTGGTGTGTTGTGCATTGGTATAGACAAGTCCGTGCGCTGTTGCGATAAACGGTGAGGCGCAGTCAAAAGATACGGTAAAGTTTTCATTGATATGTTTTCTGATTTGTCGTTGTATTGAAGTCAAATATACAGCCCAATCTAATTGTGCTGTGCCTAGGAAGTGCATCCAGTCTTTACCATTAAGCAAACCTTCGTCTCTAAGAGTCATTAGTCGCTTTAAAGTAATATCCATCTTGCACATATTAGCGCCACCCATGGCCCAACCTTCTGCGGCTTTATCGCCCCATACTGCTGGATCGCTAAATTCTTTTACTCCATTATACCACTTCTCAGCAGTATCCCAATCGTTACCTTGGAGAACATTTAAAAACTTTGTAAGTCCTTGCCTATTATCTAGGAAGAACTTGTTGTTATATTTTGTTTTATTTAAACAGTCATCGAATGTTTTCAAGCCAGTCTTAGGACTGTGAATATGATCACATGCCCAAGTAGGAACGTCTAACATCATTGACCAATCGGCGGTTAGTTCAAGCCAATCTAAAATTTGTTTTCGAGTTTTAGTTGCGGCAGGACCTTCAAAGTTTAACCAATCAAATTTAAGAACACCTTTACCAATTTGATATCCACCTGAGTCACCTAAGATCATAGTGTTGTTTCGATCTCGTTGTTGTATCATTGATTCTTGAATAACACTTTTATTAAGATCTAATTGTGCATGACCTGCTGAATACAAACCATATTTGTATGTGAAATATCCATCTTCGGGATTTAAAAAATTCATACCTTCAATACCACGATCAAATCCTTTAGGAATACGATCATCAGGTATGAATTTTTCTAATCTTTGTTTAGCGATGTATGTACTATAAAAAGAACTAATTGCTGGCAAATATACTGCATAGTCTTTTTGTAGTGGTGTTAGATTAAGGTGTCTTTTCATATTTTATTTAATTTTGTCATACCAGTATTTTAGCATATCAGACAACGTTTGGTCTATATTAATGGTTGGTTTCCATTTTGTTAAATTAACTAAATCAAAAGAATCACCATGCTGATAATGAATATCAATAGGGCGATAAAAATTAGGATTTATTTCTTGCTTAACGTCTTTAACTCCACTTATTTCGATTAGTTTAGTTGTAAAATATTGCATTTTTTGTGGTTCATCTCCACACACATTAAAAATATTACCATTTACATTTTCGTTAATCATTGAAAGATAGTATGCATTTACTGTATCTCTAACATCAAGGACAACTCTTACACTTTCTAAATTACCAACCTGCAATATAGGTTCTTGATATCCTTTCATCATACGGGCAATTTGATATGCATCAGATGAGATTGAAAAATTCTTACCTCTTCTTGGGCCTGTATGAGAAAATGCACGGGTAATAAAACCTTTAATTTTACCATTGACCATTCGTTCTTGCATATAAAGGTCAGTTGCTGCTTTTGATGCTCCGTAGGGATTTGAAGGTAAAATTGCATCATTAATTGTAATTTTACGTCCGTCTATCCCAATATTTCCATATACTTCTGACGTAGAACAAAACATTAATTTACAATCTGGTTGATAATCAGATATAACTTGTATTAAATTAGCAGACCCTATAATGTTATCTTCAAAAGTACCAATTGGATCAATAAAACTTGATGGAGGATGCGACTGTGCCGCAAGATGAAATACACCATCGAATTTATATTTTTTAAAAATTTGTTCTAAAACACGAAGATTATTTAGATTTGAATATAAAAATTTAATATCTTTATAAACATTATCCGGAACAATGTCTTGTATGTCCGTCTCCATACCATTAGTACCTCGTATTAATCCATATACGTTATGTCCATTAGCATGTAATAAGTTTGCAAGATGAGGTCCTGCGAAGCCTGTTATACCTGTAATCAAAAAATTCATATTTTACCTCGTTAAATTAATTTGTTTCATGTTCTTTGCTTAGTATCTCTGTTATTTTTAATTGTTCTTCAGCGCGGGCAAGTTCTTTTTTAGCACGATTTATATTTTCTCTAGCAAGTTTAACAGCGGGATTATCGTTGGGCAAGGATATTAGAACTTCTTCCTCTATCTTTTTCTTTCGTACCCAATCTAATAATCCTAAGGAGTATTCGTCTAATGTGACAGTTGCGTAACTAGATGGCAATGTCTTCCAACTAGTATGGTCAAATACTTGCAAATCTGAACCCCATACACGAACCATTCCCTGTATGGGATTTTCATTAGTCATGCTAATGTAAGGTACAGACGTGTCGCCACCTGATACCCTAACACCGACGCCGCTGGCTAGACCTTTTATCATGCGTTTGCTGGAATAATATATTTGTAAGTAGCCAAGCCGCTATCTAAAGTGATCTGCATAGCACCTTCATTACTAAAACTAATTTTAGTATTGTTAGCATCTGCAACTTTCAAAATGCTCAACACACTGGTTACAGGCCATGTCCATGCTTTAGTAATCTTTCCAACAACACCTGTAGCAAATACAAATTCACCACCGTGACTGCTAACATCGCCGAATGTAAATGTTAATTTGTCGCCTTCTGTTTTAGCCAAGAAAGTTGTATGTTCTGTATTAGCACCTGCCTGGAATTGAAAACGTTGAACAGAAGCAAGTGTTGGCTCAACTTCAACATCCCATTTAACACCACGGAATTTAACAGTTTTCAATTTTTCATTGATAATGTCTTGATTCATAAAGCGATAATCATTTTTAAAATCGCCGTCTTTGTTTTCAAAGTGAAGACCAACTGGAATAGTTTCGCCATTACGTTCAGCAGTAACTACTTCAATTTTAGAATCTTCTTGATATTCTTTACCATCTAATAGATAGCGTAGTTTTTCAAGTTGTGGCATACCATATGTACCAATCATATCTGGATATGGATTAGCAGTCTCGGCATACATAATAACTGTACGGTCATCTGCCATACTGTCAATTTGTGTTTTTTGATCTGTGCCTGTAATTTTAACAATGTTAAGAAAGCCTAATTTGTTAGTATGTGCAACAATGTCTTGTAGAATAGATTTCATAATAATTTCCTTTTAGTTAGTTTATTTAGATTTAGGGAGAAAGTCAAGTAATATTTTAATCAAAACTGAATAAAGAATTAAATGTGTTTGTTTCGGTTGTTGATTCTAGATCCCACTCTAGAACTCCAATAAGATTATCAAGTTTGTTATTAATAATAGTTGCTTCCATTTCAGCATGATCAAATGGCAAGTCTTGGAACCATTTAGGTAGTCTAAGTTCATCAACCGGATATGCAATACTTGTATATCCTAGAGGATTAGCTTTTACCTTGCAAACAATAACTTTCATACCATCGACAATTTGTTGGCTGTATTTGTCACCGTTCATACGTTTAAGAGTATTCCAATTGATACTGGCACGGACATGTCCTGGCATATTTGCCTTGCCCGCTTTCTTTTCTTTTTCTTGATACTCAGCAATATTGTTTGCACGTTTCGGACTACCTTTTTCCCAGCCGGGGCGGGCTTTAAACTCAGTTCGGAATTCAGAAATCATTTCTAAAATTTCATCTTCCTGACTGCCATTTAAAACTTTTGTTAGAACTTCTTCCAAGAACTTTTGCATAAATTCCGGAGTATCACTACGCTTCAAATCTAAGCCCATGGCTTTGATCTTGCCGGGTTTAGTTTCGCTATCATATCTCTTGCCATCCTTATCATAGTACAATACAGCATAACGCTTCTTGGTAATGAACAAGCCTTTAATAGCAACGATTTCACGTCCTGCCTTAATAACCTCTCCACGACTCTTTGGACAGTGGAAAGCATCTAACATGAACTGCGGAAATGTAGCATTAACATTATCTGCAATCGTGTTATACAATTGGATAGCAATATCTTTATCCCAGGGAATAAGTTTCTTTTGGATATCAATTTTCAATGTATTGTAAGCAGAAAAATAACATGAGTCTGTGTCACCGTAAATAATACTCTTACCAACGTGATCAAAATCACCTGTGATAACTTCATTAACCTTACCTGCCATATGACGAGCAATAGCACGACCTGTTAGTGTAGTACTTTGTCCAATACGCTTGTCAAAGAATCTGCAACCTGGATTAAGAATAGCACCATACAAACTATTCAAGTTAATCTTCTTAACCAGTTGTCGTTTGTCCCAATATTCTTCTTCAATCTTATTACCGGCATCCATTGCTACTTTAAGTTTCTTCTGCATATCCTTACGCTCACTATACCAGCGAGCCAACAAGCCTGGGATAATACCTTCTTGTTCATAGGTAAAGATTGTACCATTGGCACTGAGCATCCACGGATTATTACTTTCATAAATTAATCTATAAGCTTCTGCTCCACTTATAATATCATGTTCTCCATTTTCCCAATCAATAGTAAGTTCGTATGCACGATCTTGACGCATCACCGCTTCGTATTCTAAACTACCAAACATACCTTCCCATGCGGCAGCAAATGATTTTTTATGTAATGTAGTTTGCTCGTGAATAAATTCATCGGTATTAGTTTGACGTATTTGCCCAACAATAGTTTCTGGACCCATATTCAATGCTCGAATTACACTTGGATATAGACTGTTAATGTCCATACTGCCAATATAGTCATGTAATCCTTTTTTAGGATATGCTACATACGCACCTGCTGCTTGATTGTTTTCTGTTTCGTCACGTTTGGCACGACTTGGAACAATTAATCCTCTGTGATGTGCTTCATTAACAATAGCCTGTTCTGTAACGGCAACAGCACCCATTGTGGTTTGTAGCAATACAGTACATTCATGTGCCAGTGTATTAGCAAGATCGATAAACTTTAGTTTCTTATCTAGCTTGTCAAGTAGTGCGGTATCCTGTCTATTATATTCAATGAACTTGCGGAAGTCATTGTTATATAACTGATCCAATGTACCTTCATAAACAGTTTTACTTTCACCTATCTCCATTTCTCCAATGGCATCGAGTCTGTAGGTGTGACGTTCTTCATAGGTATATTTCCTGTACAATTCGAGACTGTCCAGATGAACGCGACCAATAAGATCATAAGTAATAGCCTGTTTCCCATATTTCTCATATTCTCTTTTCTTTGGAAATTGATCCCACAAACAGAATCTGCGAGTATCTTCTTTACTTAGTACTTTTGTAACACGATTGACTGTGTAAGGAATATCAAACCCTTCACTATTCCACCCACTTAGAATATCAGCATCTTCGATTAGATTTAAAAATGCATCCAACATTTCTGCTTCTGTTTCAAACAATATTGTGTTAGGAAAATCTTTAACTTGTTCCTGTGCTTGTTCCATGGTTAGTGTTTTAGGTGGAACAGCAAAACAAACTAATGTATCCATCCATTGTAAATGAACCGCAATACTTGTAATTGGCATGAAAGCATCTTCAGGAGTGCTATAGCCACGTTCTGGATCAAAATCAACTTCAATGTCAAAAAACGCTACATGAAGTTTTGGGGCATCAATACCGAGATAGTGATCTTCTAAACATCGGAAAGCCGGTTTAATATCACTTTCGTAAAGCCTACGTTCGCCGTGGATACGTAGTTCTTTTTGGAAGTCCTTGTTATTTCTACAAGATACTTTGCTTAGATTCTCACCGTAGATTGATTTGTACTTACCCTTTTGATCAGGATAATAAAAAATGAACTTGGCAGGATATTCTTGATAAATTCTGCCCTTCTTTGCATCGCGCTCAACTACCTTAACGATATCTTTGTCGCGATCCCACCATGCATCAACATATGACATATTTTTCCTCCTCGTGATTTAATGGCTCACTGACCGTCTTATAATCAATTATGGCTGATTCAACCTTACTCATAAATTATTTAGCATCCTAAATAGACCAATGCTATCTATGGTGACCAACAAACAGTAGTTTGCGAACATTCCAAAAGAACGTCTAGAAATACAAGCCCATCCATACATAATACACTGGCAAATAAAAATAGGATACAATATAATAAGAGGCGGAGTAGGAACAGTGAGCGCCATAGTAACACTACATCCGATACTAAGCGCCCAAGCCGTAACTTCAACGATAAAACGTAAAGGGTAAACTTTATAGTCATTACGTATCCAATTAATTATGTTTAATATAACTTTATTCATCAGTACGACGATGTGAATGCCCACTGATATCCACAATGGTTTCCAAATCATCAAACTCTTTCCATACGCTGTCCCATTGATCTTTTTGTGCAATACGGATTGCTTTTTTAATCACGCTGGGCTTAACCTCAAGTTCCTCTGCCACTGCTTTAATGGTATCGTTAAGGCCTTCGGTAAGGTCTTGAATCTCTTGCATAACGGTCATGCCTTCTGCAACGATTTGTTTAATTTTGGCCTGTTCAGGCGCTCCAAATGCTTTACCCATAAAAAATCTCCTTGTAAGTAAGTATATACTCAACAAGGAGGTTTGTCAAGGTTTATTTTATAAACGAGCGTCTATAATGTTCCAATTGATAATTTTCCAATGATTAGTTAGATAACCTTTTTTGTCTGCAAGGTAATCAATGTTGAAGGCATGCTCCCACCAATCTATTAGCAGTATAATATCATTTTTAATTTGGTGATTAGTGATAGTTTTGATCTCACCATTACGAGCAAGATAGACCCATCCACTGCCCTGTATTGCCATAGCAACTTTGGTAAATTCATCTTTGAAGTTTTCAAATGATTTAAAATGTTTGTCAATAAATTCTTTGGATGTACCAATTGGTGTATTGTCCTCATCTGGAATCTGTAATTGTGGAAAATACATGCTATGTAAGTACGCACCTGCTTCATTGAAGTCTAAATCGCCTTCACCGGAATTGAAACGATTAACATAAGTTCTATATAGTTTGCCATAATGATAATCTATAGCATCCTCACTTAGCACAGGTTCTAGAGCATCGCGGGCATAGGATAACTTCACTTGTTCAAGTGTTTTAATCTCCTTACCTTCTACTACATATTTTATAAAATTAAACATTATTTGTTTTTACCAGATCTCATATTAGCCATCCAATGTGCAAGTTGTCCCTTACGACCGCCTTGATGTGCTATCTTACGTAATGTACTTATCTTTCCTTTGGTAGGAACATGATAACGCTTTGAGTCGCCTTTATCTTCAGGATGGCGGCCATCGGCAAAGTTTTCTTTTTGTGTAGGAATATGATTTGGACCGTAACTTATCCTACTGCCTACAATTTGTTCTAATCCAACATGTAATGCAGGTCCTGATAAATGTTTTCGTAGCCATTTTTCTGCTAGATTGTTTATAATTTTTTCGTTAGCATGAACAACGCCACCTTGACTTTTACTATGAACATACGCATGATATGCTTCGTGTGCCGCCTGTGCTACATCTTTTGCTGCTTTGCTGTCTAAGTTTGGTAAGTTGATACTGCCCACTCCGTCCCCTGTATCTCTAAACATAGGAGGCCCGCTGCTTTGATAAACATAATACATTCCGGGTCCTAACTCGTCATCGTCATCAGTTACTCGATCTCTTCCTAAGATATTTTGAATTACGTCATATGCTGTCCATAGTGTAGGAGCAGGTGCGCCACCAACATGTGTTGTTGGAAGCATAGGTTTATCTTCTGGATCAAAATCACCGTAACGTGCTTTTAAATCTGCATCACTTGCAAGAGCCTCAAGTAATTCATTGATACGCATTTAGCAATTCCATTTTCTTAATGATAATGCTTTGCGTGTAGGTTCGCCGTTAGGCTTTTTCATAGGACCATCAACCCCGCCCATCCTTGCACAGAATGATTTACGGCGTTTAGCATCTTTACTACCTGCTTTCAATTTGCTTGGTTTAGTAGTAACTGCTGTTTGTAGTTTGCTACCAGGGTGCTCTCTACGATAACTAGCAACACCTTTGGCATTTAGTCCGCCAGACTTGCTTTTGCCGGCCTTACGATGCCAAGCAGCAGATTCATTTATAAACTCGTATGCTCTCATTGTTTTTTCACCTTTGGCTGACGGGCTTTATACAAGGCCGCTGTGGCCATTACTTTTTTTTTTCTGGGGTCTTATTTTTGAATTGGTGATACTTTTGTGGATCAGCATTTTGGAAATTATCAACCCAAGCATCTAAATCCATAGTAGGTTCCAATTGTCTTTCTAACATAGAGTTCAATGATTCAAAGTATGTATTATTACCTTCCGCCCTACGTTGCTCTACTGGTTCCCAATCTAATTTTTTACCGTTGGGTAAAATTGCAAAACACGGTCCGTCGATCATTTTAGATTGTCTAATTTTTGCATCTGGAAAATTAGATTTAACTAATTGAAACCATTGC